GCAAGATGATTGAAGGTCAAGTAGTATTGCCTAATACTCCTACTGTAACAGGCTTTGGGAGCTATTGCTGCTGCCGTAGCGCTGCAATTAACTGATAGAGTGAAATCCTATGTAAATACCCAATTGGATTCCATGTCCAGAACTAATCCTATGATTAGCTTTATGAAGCCTTTAGTTACTAGGGTATTGGATAAAAATTTTAGTAAAGTTACCAAGGCTCTGGATTTAATAGCTGATGAAAATGGTAACATAGATATAGAGGGAATATTATCAGAGATGATGGATAACCTTATGACTACTCAACCATTTACCCTTAAAACTTCATTTATTGGAGATGTGGAGATAGGAGGAGGAAATATTAAACTTAATATCCCTCTTACAGATAAGAGATTAGTATTTAACATGTCAGACTTGGAGAGTTTCAAGGAAATGTTAATCACTAAAGATTAAAAGTATGGATGAGCTTATGTTAATGGAATACCTGAAAAACAAAGGTATAGGCAGAAATATGAGTGAGCAGGAATTCATGAATAGATTTAGGGAATTTATGTCTAGGGAAAGTAAAAATACATATAAAAGACATCATGGAGATGGTACAGTGTATGATGATTTTTATATGAAAGGACATGAGAAGTATCCTAATGATTTTGATAGAATGTTTCACTCTGATAATAGAGGACAACACAAGTTCTTTGATAGATTCAATAGAATGTCAGAAGGCATGAATGAGGAAGATATGTATGAGATGATGAAAGCTATGAAGAGTCATTACTCTGGGGATGAGCATTTCAATGAATCTTATGCAAGATACCTGGTATCCAATATGCATCATACTGAAAATGGCCGGAAATATGTTGGAGAAAAATTCGATATGACTAAGGCTAAAGAAGTATGTGAAAGGTATAGAGGTATTTTAGCACAATCTATAACTCATGCTGATGTGTATGTAGCTATTAATTCTCACTACCATGATTATTGTGAATTATTCAAGGCATGGTTTGGAGATAACATAGATCAGAAGATAATTGAATCAGCTATTATATTCTGGTTCAAGGATGATGACTATGAAGAGGGTTCTAAATTATGGAATTACTTTAAAGAGAACTAATATGGAGGGGTAGGATAGTATATATTCTACCCCTTTTTATAATGGCTACATCATCTTTTCTTATACTGTTATAAATATTTTTCTTATAGGGTTGTTGAATACAAAATATGTATATATCTTTGTATTGTGTTTAATAACTAAATTAATAGGAGAAATATGGAAGAAGAACTTAGTTTAGATAATATTTTGGAGACAGAAGAAATAGAGAATCTGTTTTCAGAAGAGGAAATACAGGAGACTACGGATAGTGAATCTTCTGGAGAAGATAAAGAAACTACTGAGACTGTTGATGTAAATAACCTGTTTACTAATGAGTCAGAGAGCGTAGGTAGTGAAGAAGATAATACAAGGGATAAGGAAGATACCGATTCATCTAAGGATAAGGGTGCTTCTCCTACAAACAACTTCTACTCTTCCATTGCCAAAGCTCTTAGAGAAGAAGGTATCTTCCAAAACCTTGATGATGAAGTTAACATCTCCAGTGCTGAGGATTTTGCCAAAGCTATGAGAGATGAAATCACTGCTCAATTTGATGAGAGGCAAAGAAGAATTGATGAGGCTCTGAATGCTGGTGTAGAACCACTGGAGATTAAGAGATATGAGAATACTCTTGGTTATCTTAACTCTCTTCAAGATAGTCATCTAGCTGATGAAAGTGAAAAAGGAGAGAAGCTAAGAGAGCAACTTATATATCAAGACTTTATTAACAGAGGATATAGTAAAGAGCGTGCTCTAAGAGAGGTGAAAAAGTCCTTTAATTCCGGTACTGATATTGAAGATGCTAAAGAAGCACTTATCAGTAATAAGGAGTTCTTCCAGAATGAGTATGATAGCTTGATTCAAGAGACTCAGGAAGAGGAAAAAAGAGAAATACAGAGAAGAAAAGAGCAGGCAGAACAGCTTAAAAAGTCTATTCTAGAGGATGATAAGGTATTTGGAGAGATACAAGTAGATAAAGCCACTAGAAAAAAAGTGTTTGATGTAATTAGTAAACCTATCTATAAGGATCCTGATACAGGAGAATTGTTCACTGCTATCCAAAAATATGAAATGGATAATAGAACTGAGTTCCTTAAGAACCTTGGTCTGATTTTTACTCTCACAGATGGATTTAAGAATCTAGACAATCTAGTAAAAAACAAAGTAAGGAAAGAAGTTAAGAAAGGACTTAAAGAATTGGAACATACCTTAAATAATACAGCTAGAACGTCTGATGGAAATCTTAAATTTATGAGTGGAATAGAGGAAGATCCTGAATCCTATATAGGAAAAGGATGGGAAATAGATGTTTAAACAATAGATTTTTCTACAAATTATGTAAGCAAAACTTATGAACAATTAGGAATAGATGATTTATATGAAGAATGACAAGAACAGAACAATTAAACTTATATATTTAACTTATAATTAAAGTATTTTATGGCTGGAAAATTAGGTAAATTCCAAATGGTAGGCTTCCAGCACTGGAAAGGCCTTACCAAATCTAACCACTTAGGTTCAATCTTTCAGTTAGCTCCTCAGAAAGCTACGAATTTGATGGTTCAGCTCCTTGCTTATTATAGAGGCAAGACACTGGATACATTCTTGAACCAGTTCCCCGTTAAGTATCTAGCGGCTTAGTAAGGAAACTTACTAATGAAAAAGACATTAAATTGCTGGAAACTCCTTAGAGTCTTTCTTGCTAGAGAATAGAGCTATTTATTTCAGTTTAATTAAAAAACTATGGATAAATACTATAAGATTAAAGGTTATGAGGATTATTACATAACCAAAAGCGGTAAGATATTCTCATCTTTAACTAATAAAGAACTTAAATTTGACAGAAGCTGTAAAGGCTATTGTAAAGTAAAACTGATGGATAGAAGATTAGGAAGATTCATTGGTTTAGCAGTTCATAGATTAGTAGCACTTCAATTTATTCCCAATCCAAGGAATTTACCAGAAGTTAATCATAAAGATGGTAATCATTCTAATAACAGTGTTTATAATTTAGAATGGTGTACAGCAGAATATAACAGGAGACACGCTCTTGAAAATAGGCTTTATAAGATAGAAAATGATAATCCTAGAGCTAAATTAACAAAAGAACAGGTTATTCAAATTTATAAAGATTGGGAAACCTGTAAGAATAAAACCTCTATAGCTAAGAGATATAATGTATCAGATGCTTTAATTGGAGAAATAGTTAGAGGGGTTAGATGGTCTAGAACTTATGAAGAATATTATGGAGTAAAGCCGACTTACAAGAAACCCAAAAGAAAGAAACTAGATTATGATACTATTAAAAAGATCCTTTTTCTTTATTATGTAAAGAAAAGAAATACGATAGAGATAGAAAAAAATCTAGGAGTAACAAATGGGTATATCTCAAAGTTAGTTAGAGGTATAGTGCTTCCGGGTAAAGTAAACTCTATTTTACTAGAAATAAAGAAAGAATTGGACAATCAGCAGCCAAGCCTATGATTAAATAGGAAGGTTCAACGACTATAATATGTCCGTCCTTTTTAAGGATGATGGTATAGTCTGAACTCTATAGAAATATAGAGAGTTGCATGAAGATGCAGAGTAACAGAATGTAGAGAATTTGACGATGACTCTGAATACTACTGGGATGTGATTGGTTCCTCACGGAGGAATATTCCTCTAGTAGAAGCAAGAGATGAAAATGGTACCCCTATTACTGCATCCAGTGGTAATGTAGGAGTCGGTACTACTCCTTTTTACCTTGTATTTCCTGAAGATTGGTTTGCTATAACCAAGGCTATGGCCTAAAATTGGCACTTCATACAGTAATGTATGTTGACTATTGAGCAAAATCGGTGAAGGCTTAGTTAGGTTGATTACTTACTAATTATGTTAATACCGAGATAACTTATTTGGTAACACATATAAGTATTGTAGAGAGTAGAAATTGAAACTATGCTCGGCATTGTCTATAAAGTTTAATGCAGGCAAGCCAACTATTAAGCATATAATTCAGAGTTATTTATCTCAGTTATTAATTGGTGAGCATAGAATATAATATTTCCAAGAGTGCTCAACTCCTATTAGCTTAATATAGGATGAAAATGTACTCCGAACTATAGAGAATAAATAATCTATAGAACTATGGGATAAAGAGCCCATAGGGTAACATATTGGATGGTGAAGTAATCGTAGGACATTTAAATCAAGTTTATCCCTTTAGGATTCTTGGAGATGCTAGACTTGAGGGAAGTAATGCGGTGTACAAGGTGGAGCTTAACTAAAATCCCATAGGCTCCTATTGCAGAAATGCAGTATAAAAATCGGGCAAAATCGGTGGAGTCCCTCATTTTCCTTGGATAACACCGAGCTAACTTAAAGGTTAACATCTTTAAGTAGTGTAGAGAATAGAAAATGAAACTTATGAAAGGTAAAATTTATAAAATTACCAATAAGTTAAATGGTAAAATATATGTAGGCCAGACAATAAAATCTTTGGAAGAGAGGTTTCAGAAACATTGTTGTGGTACATCAGCAAAGGACAAATACCATTTTAATATGGCCATTAAAAAGGCTATAAGAAAATATGGGAAAGACAACTTTACTATTGAGCTTATTGAAAAAGATGCTTTTATTCAGTTCTTATCTACTAATCCTACTTGTAAAGAAGTAGAAAGTAAATTTAAAATATGTAGATGTTCTGTATTCAATTACCTTAAAAAGCACCATATAGAATATAATTTTTCCAAGAGTGTCCGGACCTTACCAAGTAATGTTGAAGGTTAAAATTTATTCCGACCTGCAGCAATGACAAAGCTGCAGAATTGTAGGATAAAGAGCCTACAAGATAACATATGTATGGGTAGTAATACTACAGGATGTCCTGCAGAGAGATTGCTAGCAGGTGAAAGATTTTCTGTAGATTTCGCTCCCGTAGAGAGTGAACTATCACGTAAAGTGGGAGATGTTAGATTTACCAGTCCTGTAGCTATGAGAAATGAATGGACTACCATCAGGATCCAGCACAAAGTTCCTGGTTCCATGTTAAACAAAAAGGTTGCTATTGGTATTCCAATGACTAAGGCTACAGAAGGAGGTAAACTAATTAAAACGACAACTGACATGTGGATGCATAATGTTGATTATGAAGTAGAGTGTCAGTTCTCAGAGTATAAAAACAATGCTCTAGCTTTTGGTACCTCTAACAGGAATTCCAATGGGGAGTATATGAACTTCGGTAAATCTGGTAATGTGATAGATCTTTGTCACCTTGTAGCGTAAGTTACAAGTAAAATTGGGCAAAAACGGTGAAACTATTGTATAATACGACACCGTGCTAACCTATAATTAACAGTTATAGGTAGTGTAGAGAGTAGAGTGTGAAAATAATACTTTATTAATATGAAAGGATTCATATATAAGATTACCAATCGGGTAAATGGAAAAGTTTATATAGGGCAAACACATTTTACTATAGAACATAGATGGAAGCAACATCAGAAAAATTTCAATATAGAACATAGGAAGCAGCCTTTATATTATGCTTTTGCTAAATATGGTATTGAAAATTTTGATGTTGAAAAGATTGAAGAGATAGAATGTGATAAATTAGATGAGAGAGAAATATATTGGATAGCATATTATGACTCTTTCAAGAATGGATATAATGCTACTTTAGGTGGTAATGGGAAGATATATACTTGGACTGATAATCAATATGAGGAGATCAGGTCTTTATATTTAAGTGGCTTTACTACCAAAAAGATAGCAGAATTATTCAATGTATCAGCCTATACTATAGTAGGTATACTCAAAAGCATGGATGTGAAGTTAAGAAGAAATCCTATGGATATGAATAATTATGAGGCTCAGGAGCTTATCTCTGATTATAAAACAGGATTTACTTTGACTACATTAGCTAAAAGGTATAATACAGATAGAGAGACTGTAAAAAGATTCCTCCTGTCAAAGGGTGTTGATTTAAGAGAACATTCTTTAATCCTAAAAGATACTAAACTTCAAAAATCCCTTATAGAAGATTTTTTAGCAGGGATGAGATATAAAGACTTGGAGGAAAAATACAGGGCAGATACAAGAACTATAAAAAGAATCCTAGTAATAAATGGAATCAATATAAAAGCTTATAGAGGACTAAGACAGACTGTAAAGGGAGCTTTTTGTCTGACTGATGAGCAATGTCTTAATGTCATAAGAGACTACAATGATAATATGTCGTTAAAAGATATAGTACATAAATATAAAATAAATATAAGCACTTTATATAAGCTTTTAGAAAGATATCATGTTAAAGGTAATAGATATAATCACTCCAAGAGTGTCCAAGTCCTTGATAAGGACTAAGATGTACTCCACTAAACCTCTAAAAGAGGTCATAAGATAAAGAGCTTATGTTAAATTAGATGAAAGACAGGGGCAGGTTTAAAGGCTCAGGTAGGCCTGCTGGCAGCGTAGCTGTGAATAAATAATAAATTAACAAGACTAAATCGGTAAAAGTCCTAATAAAGGATAATACCGAGCTAACTATAGGAACTAAAAAGCTTATAGTAGTGTAGAGACTAGAGATTGAACCTCTTTATATTATGACTAGATATGGTAGAATCTATATAATCAAAAATACAGTAAATGATAAAGTATATGTGGGCCAGACTAAGGTTAGCTTGAAACTTAGATTTCAAAATCATTTATCTGCTGCTAGAAATGGCAAAGATTATATAATTGGAAAGGCAATAAGAAAGTATGGAGAAGATAAGTTTTATATAGAACTTCTGGAAGAATGTACTGTAGAAGAACTTAATGAAAGAGAGAAATACTGGATTGCATTCTTTAATTCTACAGATAATAGATCTGGTTATAATATCTCTACTGGTGGTAATGTTATTAGAACCACTAAAGAATTAGACAAAGACATGGTAATTAAGCTGTTTAATTCTGGTATTCCTGCATTTAAGATTGCAAAAATATTACATACAGGAGTTTCTAATGTTACTAATCTATTGAGATCTTTGAATATAAGATATGGTGTAGATCTTCAGAAAGTAGATGCTGTTGAGGAAGCTATGATAATAGATTTATATCTTGATGGATATAGTATAGTAGAGATAGGTAATAAGTTTAATAGGAATAAAAGTACCATAAGACGAGTACTCCTCAGAAATAATATTAATCTTAGAACCTTTAAGGAGACTAAAAATTTGGGAAGAAATCTCCCAACATTATAGAGATATAATGCTCCACGAGAGTCTTGCATGTAGAGTGGTGACCTACATGAATATATAGTCCGAACTTCATAGTAATATGAAGAAATAGTAGATAAAGAGCTACTATGATAACATAATGTATTTGAGCAGATGGAGGTAGCTAATACTATGTATTATAATACCTTCTCCCTTAAACTTCTTGAAGATGCTCTTTATGAGCTGTCTGCATCCAAGCTAGATTTTGGTGATAGATACTTCTTAATTAAAACTGGTGAAAGAGGTGCGATACAGTTCCATAAAGCTGTGCTTAATGTAGTATCCGGTTGGACTCAGTTCGTACTGGATAATAGTTCCACAAAGGTTATAGAAAAGACACAATCAAAGCTTCACTCTAATGCATTATCAGCAGGTTTCCAATTCGTGGAATATAAGGCTCCTAATGGTGTTAGAGTAAAGATTGATGTAGATCCGTTAATTCATAGAGCGGCTTAACATAGTAATATGTTTTGAAAAATAGGACAAAAACGGTGAAGTCCTTTTGATATATTGTTTTAATAGTGTAAAACTATGATAGAAGAATATAGAAAATTAAGAGAATATCCAATGTATAGGATATATAATACAGGTAAAATTTATAGTGAATATACTAAAAAGTTCTTAAGAAGATTTGATGATAATTCAGGTTATCTGCAAGTAACTTTATTTAGTGGTCATAATAAGGGAAGAAAAACTATAAAAGTTCATATATTAGTAGCTAAAGCATTTCTTCCTAACCCTAATAACTTACCTGAAGTTAATCATAAAGATTGCAATAAGTATAACAATAGAGTAGCAAATCTTGAATGGGTTAGTAAACATGATAATATGCTTCATGCTTCTATTAACTCATATAAAAATAGAGAAAGCTTATCTCCATTAACTCAAGACCATGTTAAATTAATTCCTATTCTTTTAGAATATGGATTTAGTATAAAACTTATTGCAGGTTTATATAAAGTAGGACATGTAACTATTAGAAATATAATTCAAAAGAAAACATGGAAACACCTAAGTTTAGAATTTCCTAAATCTGAATTTAATAGAGGAATTATAGAAATAGGTCCTACATTATATAATAAATTGAAATCTCTTAATGTGGATAATACCGTGCTAAACTCAAGAGTTAAAGTACTTGAGTCAGTGTAACGCGTAGGAATTGAAACTTAGTAATAAGAATAAAATATTCCCAAGAGTGTCCTACATCCTATAATTAGGATGGTAATGTACGCTGAACTTACAAAATAATAAATTGTAAGAAGTATAGATAAAAAGCTATACGATAACATAATGTCTATGATGATCCTGTAAGGAACAAGATCATGCACCCTCTGGGGGGTGTAGCAATGTCCTATAGATATGATATAATGTATATAGGTACAATGGACCAGCCTAATATATTCAAATGTGCTATTAAGGGACAAAGTGAGTATAGAGGGTACCAATGGGGGTTAGTTGCTTGAGTATCAAGCTTTTACACATTTTTCTCAGCTCCCAACTCCGCCCTAAATTAAAGGAGTAAAAACAGAGTTAATTGCTGGAAACTCTAAAATTTAATCGCTCTTAAACATTTAAATATGGAGAGTTTAATTGAAGAATGGAAACTGATTCCAAACACTGAGGGATATTATATATCCAACCTCGGTAGGATGAGGATTGAGAAGTCTGCTAAATACCCAAATGGTAGAATAAGAGAAGCAGATGATTATTATATTGATAAGGATGGATATTATAGAGCAACCTATAAAACCATTGAAGGTAAGAACTGTTTTGAGCCTGTTCATAGAATAGTTGCTAAAGTATTTATTCCAAATGATGATATTAAAAAGTATCAAGTCAATCATGTAGATAATAATAGACGGAATAATAGAGTAGATAATCTTGAATGGGTTTCTCCTAAAGAGAATGTTTATCATTCTTTTAGATACGGAAATAGAAGTAAATGCTTAGATGTCCCTAAACATTCAAAATTAACTGCATATCAGATTTCTCAAATTCCAAATTTAAGACAATATTATTCGTTAAAGAAAGTGGCAGATTTGTTTAATATCTCTTATACTACTATGAAGAATATTGTTATTAAATCAAAAAGATTAAATCAAGACAATCAGCAGCCAAGCATTTATTATGGTGATTATCATATAAGTGAAGGTTCAACGACTATCCCTAATGGGAGTACATCACAAGTTTATGGTGATGGAAATGCTCTGCCTGAATAATATTCAGTGAAGATATAGTCTAATCTCTATGGAAACATAGAGGGGTTATATAACCCGGTAAATTAGTTGCGTAATTTACTAAATATTAAAATGTGAGAAATCCGTTAAACCTTGTTAATCAACAAGTTACAAGGTATGCAGCTTAAAACTGTAAGCGGCTTTTAAGAGTAATCTTAATTGAAAAAGACATTAAATTGCTGGAAAATCTTTAGAGCTGCTATTGCAAATTTGAAATAAAATCCATATCTTTGTACCAAATAAATAACCCAAAGATATGAGAGAAGTTTTTGAAGACTTAAAAGGATATGAAGATTCATATCAAATAAGTGATTCTGGTAGAGTTTTTACTAAGAGAAGACTTGATGGAAACAGGATTATATATGGTAGAGAGTTAAGTCCTGTACTCACATCAGATGGTTATCTTAAAGTAACTCTGACAAAAAATTCTGAAAGTAAAAAGTTCTATATACATAGACTTGTAGCTTTACAGTTCATTGAAAATAAAGAAAATTTACCACAAGTAAATCATAAAGATGGAAACAAACTTAATAACAATGTTTCAAATCTTGAATGGTGTACTAAAGGTGAAAACCGGAATCATGCTGTTTTGAACAATCTTATGCAACATGGGCAGGACAGGCCTTCAGCAAAATTAACTAAATTCCAGGTAATTGAGATTTATAAACTGAAGGGAATTATGAGGGCTCAGGATATTGCAGACAGATATGGAGTTTCAAAAAACACTATAAACTGTATTTTAAGAGGTTCAAAATGGAATTACCTTTATAGACAATATTTCAAAGGTGAGACAATATAGCAGATTAGACAATCAGCAGCCAAGCTGAAGGTGGTACTTCAGAAGGTTCAACGACTATAATATGTCCATCCTTTTTAAGGATGATGGTATAGTCTCATCTCTATGGAGACATAGAGCTTGCCTAGTGCAAGGTAGATTAATTCTACAAAGATATTGTTACAGGTCAGATAGGAAATCCCTATATGAGTTTTGATGAAGATAGTGCCATTATACATAGAATGGCTACATTAGGTATCTGTGTTCTTGATCCTACAAGAACTATGTCTATTATTCCGGCTATTCTACAAGGCTGAGAATAATTATTGTGGTTTGATGTAGAAAGAGGATTATGGGGGAGTAAATCTCCCCCAAGTTCTCTTTACATAATTAATATTAAAAAAAAAATAATAAGGAGAAGATATGCCTAGAACAAAAATGGAAGAGAAAGTAGATTATGAGGTACTTGATTTTGAGGTAGATGATGCTACCAATGAATTGCCTCTTCGGGAGGTTGCAACTCCTGAACCTGTGGAGACTCCTAAATATATAAAGAAATCCTCTAGAAAAGAGAGTGATGATGAGACTCCTCTTATAAATTGCTTAAGGAATGAGAGAGTTATAGTAAGACATATTCCCAAAGAAGGGGGTATGATAACTAATCCTAAGCACATACTCTTTGGAGGTATGGCTGAAAATGCTATAAGGACTTTTGTAGTTCCTAGATTATCCTCTGGAATGTTCGTTAATGTCCTTACGGATAGTGAGAAGGCCTACCTTGAAGAAGTGATGGGACTTGAATATAATGCTCTTAGTGTCTATAAAAAAGAGAATAATTTTTGGGATGATAGTAATGATAGTGGTATCTCCAAGGTTAGATTAACCAAACTAGATAACTATCTTAATCTAGCAGATCCTGAAGACTATATCAGATATAAGATATTACTAGCAAATAAAGATTATATAGCACCTTCATTAGAGGTCCTTCAAGATTCTCCTAAAGCTACTTATCAGTTTGTAATCATTTCGGAAGGAGATGAAACTAGGATGGCTAAGGATAATATGAGCTCAACTATGAAGTGCTATAAGGAGTATGGTAAGGTAGAAAATGATGTTGACACATTGAGAGTGCTCATAGAGACTATAGATGGTAGACCTACTTCTCCAGGATCTCAGTTAGAGTTCTTGCAAGCTAAGATAAATAATCTTATACAGGCTGATAGCAAATTATTCCTAAGAGTTATAACAGATCCATTACTTAGTACCAAGGTGCTTATAAAAAAGAGTATAGAAGCAGGACTTATCTCTAATAAAGGTAATTTCCTATATCTTAGGAGTGATAATTCACCTTTATGTGAATTAAATGAAGAACCTACTATTAATATAGCTGCAAAGTATCTTAATTCTCCTAAGCATCAAGATATTAAATTTGCTTTAGAAGCTAAAATAAAATGATATGACTACCCAAGAATTCTCAAATGAATTTGATGTATTATATAATAACATCATGAGTAATGCTGCTCCTGGACTTGATGAATATGAAAAGTCAGTTTTTCTAACTAAAGCTCAGGAGGAGATTCTAAAGAATTACTTTAATCCAAAGGGTAATAAATATCAGGAAGGGTTTGATGATAGTGAGAAAAGACAAATAGATTTTTCTAATCTTATCAAAGTAATATCTCCTACGACATATACTTCCTCTCAATATACTAAACTAGATGACAGGAGCTCTCTATATTCTATATCTACTGATATATTGTTTATATTAAATGAGGTCTGCAAAGTTACAGAGAATGGAGTAGATAGGTTAGTTAATGTAGTACCAATAAACTTTGAGGAGTATTCTAGGCTTATCTCAAAGCCATATAAGCAACCCTTTAAAAATCAATGTTGGAGACTAATGTCAACTAATAATACAGGGGGTAGAATATTTGAACTAATACCTCCTCTTGGGAGCACATTATCTAGCTATAGAATGAGATATGTAAATAAACCTGATCCAATTATATTAGTTAATTTATCTACAGAATACCCAGGATTAAGTATTGATGGTATAACCTCTGTTACAGAGTGCAAACTGGATTCTTCAATTCATTATGAGATTTTACAAAGGGCTGTAGAATTGGCTAAATCTGCATACACAGGTGATTTAAAAACTATGGTTGAACTAGGACAAAGAAGTGAGTAATGACAACTGAAGAATTTTCCAATGAGTTTGATACACTATTAAATAGCTATGCCATATCTCCTGATAAGTATGGGATGGAGAACAGTCCTCTAACCATAGAATTAGATGAGTATGAGAAGTCAGTGTTCTTAACTAAGGCCCAAGAAGATATCATTATCAGTTTATACAATGGAAAGAATCCTGTTGGAGATTCTTTTGAGAAAACTGAAGAAATCAGGAGATATCTAAGTGACTTAGTCAAAACATACACTACTACCAAAGATACAAATGGTAGTAATACTGGAGTAAATGATAATTCCATATTTTTCTCTCTTCCAGATGATTTATGGTTTATTACCTACGAGTCTGTTAGATTCAGTGGTGAAGGATGTTTGAATGGAGAGGAGATTCCCGTGATTCCTATTACTCAAGATGATGTAACTAGATCTACTAGGAATCCATTCAGAAGACCTAATAATAGAAGGGCACTTAGACTTGATATAGGGGATAATAAGGTTGAAATAATTGCTAGTTCAGGTAATGATATAGATAGGTATCTTGTTAGGTATCTCACTAAACCTGATCCAATTGTATTAGTTAATCTACCTGATAACCTATCTATTAATAATGTAAAAGTAAGAACAGAGTGTAAGCTGAATCCTGCTATTCATAGATCTATACTTGAAAGAGCTGTACAATTGGCTTTATTAAGCCGAACTACTAATACAACTAAACAATAGAAACACGATTGTATAATTTAATCTTAAATTTAAAATGGCAACATTTTCTACAAATCAAGCTAGGCAACTTTATGTAGCCGATGCATTAAAATCTCCTAATGTAAGTGCAACTGATGCTGCAGGCTCTATTGCAGTGAAGTCAGATACAGCTAAATCCCATCTGTATTTTGAATACATGGGTGCAGGAGGTATGACTAGAAGTGATCTGATTGATATTAAGAATATCTTGTATGCTAAGGCAACAGATGCAGATGATCTAGCTTATGACCTAGCAAAGTATAAGCTGACTCTTGATACCACTGTAAATGGTGGAGAACCTGTGGTAGCACAAGATTACATTCTTAGAATAGCCTTTAGGAACTATCCTGGACTCTCTGAGGAAGATCAATACTTTAAGTATGGTATGGTACATGCTGTTACTGGTATGACTGCTTCAGACTTTTATAAAACACTAGCCTTGTCACTGGTAAAGAACTTCAGTAGAGAGGAGCAAGGTCTCTTGAAGTTCTATCTGGAAACTGGTGGTACTGACGCAGGCACAGTAGCTGGTACTCCTACAGAGGTTACTAAAGATACTAAAGAAAGCTCTCTCACAGGTACCTATACTGGTATTGTAATTGAAGAGGCTCCTCAAGATTGGATTCTTGGTGTAATGGAGCAAACCCCTGTAAACTTTACTATTCAGCCTGACCTTATTATAGATAATGGTGATGAGAGAATATGGGGAGTAGTTAAGAAAGTAGCATCTACTAATAGTATTCCTGATGGTCATAAGATTGCAGACCTTGAGTATTTCTGTATGGGAGAAAGGGGAGATATTTATAGAATGGTAGGGTTTCCCTATGTAATTCATACTAAATATCTTGTAGATCCTGATATTAAATATAATGTAATTGACATCCACTACGCTTATGTAGGCTCTAATGAATCAGTACAGAAGTCTGAGAAGGATATTACTATTGTAGTTCCTAAAATTGGAGATAATAATAAAGCAAGTAATGCTCTTGCCAATAGTATAATTTCAGCTATCAATACAGCTACAGGATTAACAATCAAGACACTTGATGTCTCTGAATCTTAAATAGTGTACTAAGGGAGACTCTACAGGTCTCCCTTTAATTTTATGTTACTATGGTACAATTTAATGCGTTAAAGATAAACCCCCAAGGAACTAGTCTCATAATTGATGTATCTGTAATAGACTCTGCATATTATCAGAATGTTTATTTAGATACCATCTCTATAGATACTCAAGATACCTTTACTGAAAATGGTCCTAGCACAAACACTGCTTATAAGACTACTATAAGTGGTAATAGTAAATCTACTAGGTTAGAGCTAGGAATAGCCGATATCTTACCTTCTCTTCTTGATAATATGTTTTTTGTGTGGGTTAAAACCAAAGGAACTCCATCTTCTTCTACACCTTGTGGTGAAGACAATACTTTAACATTAGGGGTAGTAATTGCTTTATACCCACTATATCAGCAATCTTTAAACTATATTAAAGAGGTAGAAAATGAATGTATTATTCCTAAAAAATTTATTAACTTTATACTACAACTTAAAGCCTTTCAGCTCTCAGTAAGGACTGGTCATTATCCTCAAGCTATCAAGTATTGGGAGAAATTCTTTAAGGATATTAGAAAGGATGCTGTAGTTGATAAATGTGGCTGTTATGGAGGACTTAGTTAATACTTCTTTAGACAGATATTTCAATACTCTCTCAAGGTTTGGGTATAGGAGCTATTCTGAGGTAGGAAAGTTACTTATTCTTATTTTTATACAAGAGCTTCTTGAGAGTGATTGTAAATCATTTATTACCAATGAAGAATATATGATAATCAATAAGGCTTTGTATTGTCTATATGGCTCTACATGTCTTATTCCTTATCCAGAATATATGGTAACTACTTCCATCACTTGTAGTGGTAAAACTGTATAACAATTAGTTTAATACTTACAATATGAAAATAATAAGGCCCTTGCTACTTAGATATATTTTACCTATCTTTGTAGCAAGGGTTTAATAATATAATTATATATAAGATATGAGCAAATATAGAGAATTAGTATATATGGTATTGGATGAACTAAAACTATCATCTGATGATTCTTATTTTACTGAAGACCATATAATATTCTTACTTGGTAAATATAGAACATTTTTACTTAAGCAGAGATACTCTGATATTAAGAAACCAATACCTGAGAGTAACTACCAGACTATATGTCTTAATCTTATTCAAGTGCCTGCTATATCAGGAGAACCTTGTGAAGGAGGAGTGTATCTTAGGAGTGATAAAAAGATCCCATTCATAATGAAGATAGGAAATCCAAGAGTATATCCAATAGATTATTATCAGGGAGAAATAACTTATGTAAGTAGAGATAGGATGAGATATGTGGGGTATAATAAGTTTCTTCAGAATATAATATATTGTTCTCTAGGGCCTGATAACTATCTATATTTTAAGTCCAGTAATCCTCAGTATCTGTACTTGGAGGAAGTGAGGTTTACTGGTATTTTTGAAGATCCTATGCTCCCTAAAGAGCTATTATGTCCAAACGAAACAGAACCAATATGTGATCCTATTGATAATGAGTTCCCATTAGAAGAAGCATTGATACCCCCTCTAATAGAGTTAGTAGTGAAAGAACTTTCTAATTCTATTTATAGACCAGAGGATGAGAATAACAACTCTAAGGATGATTTATCAAATGTTTCAGTAAGTAAATAATATGACAGAATCTCAATATAGTCAAGAGAAGAATATAGATTTCCAAGAATTTGCTAGTTCTATCAGGAAAATAAAAGAACATAGAAAACATAAAATAAAGGGCTCTTATGGTATCTATGATGGTTTTAAATATTATAGAAAAATAAAACCAAAGGGCCATGAATATGTACTTACGGAATCTCAATATTTCTATATTACCAGAAGAATCAATGGAATATTGGGGGATATGTTTCTGAAGGGAGAGGATATTGTATTTCCTTGTAGATTAGGAAGATTGGAGATAAGGAAAAGAGAAGCTAAAATAGTTATAGAAAATGAAAAAGTCAAGACTAATTTACCCATTGATTGGGACAGGACTATTAAGCTCTGGTATGAAGACGAGGAATCCTTTAAAAATAAAACACTCGTTAAAGCAGAGGAGAAGAAAGTATATAGAATCTACTATAATAGGTATGAAGCAGAATATACTAATAAAACATTCTATCAATTCCGGGTTAATAGAGATTTGAAAAGAAGGTTAAAGGAGAGTATAAAGGAAAGAAAATTGCCTGATGCTTTTAATTTAAAAGGGCATAGCGCCTATCTTAATATTTAATATATACTACTATGGCAGAATCTTATGTTAATATCAGATATATTTTGGACAGGATAATGCAGCATCCATTAATGCAGGATGTTACACTAGAGCAGGCAGTTGCATTTACTGTAGATTTTATGAGAATAGTAGGAACTCCAAATATGTTTGTAGAAAAAACTGAAATACTTGATATAGAAAATTATAGAGCTTTACTACCATGTGATTATAGCCAGATGATTCAAGTTAGAAAATTAAATGGACCAACCTTTAGATACTCTTCAGACTCATTCCATATGAGTGAATGCAGGGCATCCAGAGAAGAGTTTACAGATCTAACTTATAAGATTCAGGGAAATATCATATACACTTCTATTAAAGAAGGTGAGATTGAAGTGGCTTATTTAGCCATTGCTACAGATTCAGAAGGCTACCCATTACTTCCAGATAATAGCAGTTATACTAGAGCTCTAGAGTTATATATAAAAAAACAGTGGTTTACTATACTTTTTGATCTAGGAAAGATAGGTCCGGCAGTATTACAGAATACACAACAGGAGTATGCTTGGGCGGTAGGAGATTGTCAGTCTGAATTTAATAGATTATCTATAGATAAGGCTGAATCATTCTTTAATTCTTGGAGAACTCTTATACTGAGAGATTCAGAACATAGAACCGGATTTAGAAATAATGGCACTAAGGAAGTATTAAAACTACAGTAAACTATGCTAAAATCAATATCTTTTAGAATAAAAGGAATGCAGAGAGACTTAAGTGCTTCTGCTTTCAGTCCAGAATACGCCTATGAGAATAGAAATATCAGGATAATGCCTACTGATGAGAGCACTCTATTCAGTATGGTAAATGAAAAAGGAAATTTGACAACTGACATAGAGAATATCGGTCCTACTCTATCAGGTACTCCTATTGGCCAAGCTCAGATTGATGATAATTGGATAATATTCACTACTGCTAAGAATATTTCTACTGATGATAGAATCTATAAACTCTGGTTTAATGAGAACTCTGACTTAGAGGGGAAAATATTATATCAGGGGAGTCTAGGATTCAACACTAATCATCCTATTGAAACTTTATGTTTTTATGAGAATTCTGACATAAAGAAGGTGTATTGGGTAGATGGCTTAAATCAACCAAGAGTTATTAATATAATGGCTGCTGATGAAATAATCCAAAAGTGGACTGATACTTCATTCGATTTTGTTCAGAAGTTGCAACTTCAGGAGGTCATTAATATTAGTAGAGATATTGTAACTAATGGAAACTTTAGTCCAGGGGTGATACAATATGCTTTTACCTATGTAAACAGTTATGCACAGGAAAGCAACATATTCTATACTTCTCCTCTATATTATATATCTTATAACAGTAGAGGAGCAAATCCTGAAGACAAGATAGGGAATAGCTTTAATATAGCTATAGATAAAGTTGATAAGAATTTTGAGTATGTTAGAATATATTCTATACATAGAACATCTATAGATGCCACCCCAACTACAAGAAGAGTAGTAGACTTAGCAATTGGTATCCCTGGTAGATATAGCTTACCTTATGTAGCTGACATATATAACACAGAAGATATACGAGTTTTGAGTGTTTCATCAGGGTCATATACATCCTTGACACTTATACCGAATGAAAGTACAGATCCTGTTTATAAATGGGTGCTTAATTCATCTCAGTATAGTCAAGTCTCTTTACCTGGAGGGAATATAGTATATATAGAGGAGGGGAAAACTCTAGAAATCATAGTGTCTAATCCAGGTATTAAGGGAGATACACGCATATATTATCAGAATCATATATTAGGTGATCCATCAACTTATATACAAGTTGATGACTATTCTAAGAGTCATGTATCCTACACAGACACTGGAGAATCTGGAGATATAATAGATCCTACAGAGCTTTTGTATGTTGGTGGGGAAGAAATAGTGGGGGGCACTATAGCACAAAAGGATAATACATTGTTTTTAGGTGATGTAACATTAAATCGCAGATTAATAAGTTCTTCGGTTAAAGATTATTGCCAATCATTAAATCCTACCTTTAGTGATATAGGGAAAGCTCTTGACTCTCCAGATGTATCTGGATATTACCCCTATGATAATCAATTAAAATTATCATCTAATCAGATTAAGACATTCAAGTATCTTGAAACATATAGGCTAGGGGTTCAGTTCCAACATTATACTGGAAAATGGTCAGAGCCTGTATGGGTAAAGGATGTAAGGAATACTGTTCATATAGATTCTAACTACTCAAGTAAAGAAATAGTTAATTTAATTCAATGTGATGTTTTATTTAAAAATGGAACAATTATTAATGAGCTATTATCTCAAGGATATATTAGAGTAAGACCACTAATAGTATTCCCATCATTATATGATAGAGAGTGTATTTGTCAGGGAATATTATGCCCTACTGTTTATAATGTCCAGGATAGATATAATAATGCTCCATTTTCCCAATCCTCTTGGTTCGTCCGAGCTAATGCCCCTTTTGATGAACGTAAGGCATTCCATTATAAACAGGTTGGTAATGATTATAGCGCCGATACTAATGGCAGGGATACAGGTAATTTGGTGAATTTTATTAATTCCAGAGCTGGGATTATGTATAATGGTAAAGGGGAACTGCATTCTGCTGCAGATTATAATCTCACAGTGACTATAGATACAACTAACAGAGGAGCATGGGCAGAGTTCAGGCATAATTATCCTATTCCATCAAATGATGACAGAAAGGCGGAAATACAGTGTATTTATGATCCTCCTACTAATCCTTATATATCAATAGAGTCTAATAATATCAAAACATCAGAGTGGGTATCAGAAAATAAAGAGAACTTTTATGTAGATCAGTCTATCTTAACTTTCCACTCTCCTGATATTGAATTTGATACGAATGTTAGAAGTATAGATAGTTCTAGCTTAAAACTCAGAATAGTAGGGTTTGTTCCCATAACTTCTTTTGTTGGAGATATAGATATTCAAACCTCTACTCCACCACTTAATTATAAAGGACAAGATACCACAGCTATAGGATTTTATAAAGAACCCGTAGGGGTAGAGAATATCTCCAGATTTGGATATAGAGGTATTATGTCAGGTGCTTTTTGGCTAGACGAACTTAGTGGAGCTCTTACAGATAACCCCACATTAGCTCCAACTGGATTTGTAGTATACCCATTTCATAGGAATGGATCTCTTAATAATACTAAGAATGCTACTGAAGGGTATAGGTCAGCTATGTTAGATAAGAAGAAACTTTCTAATCTGAGGTTCTCCTTAAATTCATATTACTTTAACCCTTCAGATATATGGTACGCTTATACAGCTGGTAGTACAACTAAGACAGGAATATCAGGAGTTTCTATGTTTGATTCAAACGAGGTATCTTTAATCAGAGTTCCCGCTCCTGAAAATTCAGGACTTAGCGATATAAACTATTACGGGAATGTTGATAAAATTATTACTTATCCTTTAGTAGGAGGGAAAAAGGATGGGTATCCCATTGTGACTACCGGGTTGAGGCAGAGTGCAAATTATTTGCACTCTATATTCTCTGGAGACTATGCAATCCTACCAGAATCAGATGCAAAACAATCTACAGGAACAGATCCTGTTAGTATGAAATATAAATCTACTCCTCATGCAGTCTTAGCTCTTAATTACACATCTGACCATAAGATAAGGATACTACCTACTCTCATGGATAATGATGTGGGGTCTGGAAATGCTAATTGGTTTATAAACAATGAGAATGCTGATCTGTCTAATCATAAGCCTTTCTGGTCCGATTCTGAAGCAGTAGGGGTTTCTCAAGATTATCTGGATATTCAAATTCCAATAATCAAGAATGGCTCTAAATCTGGATATGGCCCAGAATTTGGTTGGTTATGGTTAGCTGAGCTATATAATGATAATGTCCAGAATAAATTTGGAGGTCAAACTGAAGAAGCATTTGAGAATAATCAATGGCTTCCTGCTGGAGAGCCTGTATCTCTTGTTGATGCAGATGGTTATCCTAAAAATGTAGTTTTTATTAGGTGGACAGAAGGAGATACGTATTATCAGAGATATGATCATCTAAAGACTTATCCATTTACTCTTGAAGATCAGAATGCTATAACTGATATTATATCATTCATGTGTGAAACAAGAGTTAATCTTGATGGCAGGTATGATAGAAATAGAGGACAGGCATCTAATTTTACTATGACTCCTACTAATTTTAATCTGATGAATGATGTGTATAGTCAGACTGATAATTTCTTTAATTATAGAGGTGTCAACTCGAAGAGATTAAATCTGGATAATTTCCATAATGTAATTACTTGGACAAAGACTAAGACTGCTGGAGAATTAGTGGATTCTTGGACTAATGTCACCTTAGCTTCTACTTTAGATCTAGATGGAGATAAAGGAAGTGTCAGAGCCATAAGGAGATTTAATAATAATCTCATAGCTTTTCAAGATAAAGGAATTAGCCAGATACTATATAACGAGCAGACTCAAATAACTTCTACTGAAGGTGTACCAATTGAAATAGCTAATAGTGGAAAGGTAAATGGTAAAAGATATATAACTGATAAAGTGGGATGTTCCAATAAATGGTCAATATGTGAAACACCTAATGGAATATATTTTATAGATGATATAACCAAAGGAATATTTCTATTTAATGGAAAGCTCGATAATATATCTGATAGATTAGGATTCCACTCATGGATCAATGCCAAATCAACTGACATAAACATATGGGATCCTGTTAATTTCAAGGGCTTTGTTACTTATTATGACAAGGTAAATGGAGATGTATTCTTTATATCGAAGGATGAGTGCCTAGCATTTTCAGAACCACTCTCTCAGTTCTCTTCCTTTTATAGTTATGAGCATACTCCTTATTTTATAAATCTTAAAGATAAGGGACTAGCTCTTAATCCTGCAAGTGGAGGTACTGTATATAGAGTATGGCTTCATAATGAGGGAGATTATAATATGTACTTTAATAAGTATCAGCCTTTCTCTACTACTATAATAGCTAATCCTGATATGCCTCTAGATAAAGTATTCAATACTCTGGAGTTTAAAGCAGATTCTTGGAATAAAGACTCTTTACTTAATACTACCTTTGATACTTTGACCACTTGGAATGAGTATCAGTCAGGTGTTTCTACTCTTAATAATGTTATTGGGAAACCTGCAACATTAAAAAAGAAGTTCAGAATATGGAGGGCTAATATACCAAGGGATAGCTCAAATAATAGAGATAGGATGAGGAATCCTTGGTTATATATCAAGTTGTCAATGGAAACCCAGAACACTAATAAAACCCTGCTTCATGATATGATAGTCCATTATTTTGAATAATAACTTTCTAAGGGGTGAGTAAATGATTTCATTTATTCACCCTTATCATTTTATATAAACAGTTGATATTTTCATAATAGTACCTTATCTTTGTAATCAAACATATATAATATGCCTAAAAGAAGAATTATAAGAAAATCCAATAAACCACTTAATATATTTGTGGATGGTGGAGATATACAGACTCCTAGTGCAATAGATAAAGCTTCAGCTTTGAGTGGTAATATCTCTGCTGTGGGAGCAGGTTTATCTAATATGCTGGGAGCTAGTATGCAAAATGCTCAATTAGCCGATGCTTCAGATATTGAAAACTCCATAGACCAAGCTCAATCATATGTAGTCGGAGCTAATAATAATGAAGATTTATTGAGTGAATGGGGTAACTACTCTCCTCTTGAAGGAGTATCTTGGAGTGATGTGAGAGGTGGATCCACTGGACAGAGACTAGGAAACACATTAAGTTCTATAGGCTCTGGGGCAGGTGCAGGCGCTGCTGTAGGAGGACTTCCAGGAGCTATTATAGGAGGTGTAATAGGGCTAGGTAGTGCTATAGGAGGGTGGATTGCTGGAGATACTAAAGCAAAGAAACAGGCTGATGCCTATAACCAACAGATAAAAATAGCTAATGCCAAGAATTTAGCTTCTCTTGAGAATAGAGCTGCCAATATAGATACTCAGAATGATATTAATGCTATGGCTGCTTATGCTGCTGACGGAGGTAAAATCCACATCAAGAAGAAGAATAGAGGTAAATTCACAGCAGCAGCTAAAAGAGCTGGCATGGGTGTTCAGGAGTATGCAAGGCATGTATTGGCTAATAAAGACAGGTATTCATCTACCTTGGTAAAAAGAGCTAACTTTGCTAGGAACGCCTCTAAGTGGAAACATGCAGATGGAGGACCATTAGAATGGTGGCAATACCAGGCTCCTGAATTTATAATTGGTAAATCTGAGAATGACTTGTATGATAAATCTTCTATGGATAATTTTAGAGATAAAGTTATTAGAGAAAGTTCCAGATATGATGGAACATCAATAGAAGATTTAGAACCTATGGAGTTAAGGGATTCTTTACTTAGCAATACATCCGGATATATAGATAAGAGCAGGCTTGACAGATATAAAACTGCTCTAAACAATAATGATTATTATACGGCTCTTGATCTTGGAATATACAATATTGATAAAAATAATAATCTCTACTTTAGAGATGTAGATACTAATAAGGCAAATGAAGTATCTTCTTATCTTAAGAAGAAAGGACTAACAAAGGATCAGTATGGTGTAATAATGGATAATATATATAGAGAATCTGGATTTGATCATACTGCTGGCCGTAAGTATAAAAATGGAGAGGAGGATTATGGATTATTCCAGTTTACTGACTCGAAAAGTAGTGATTCTCTATCTAGATACAGGAAATTTTTAAAAGATAAAGATAGGAAAGATGGGATAGAAAGCCAGATAGACTTCTTCATAGAGGAATATTTACCCTCAAGACCAGGATATGAAATATGGAATCAAGAAGATGCGGATCTTAACCAATTGTCCGATTTCATGTTCCAAAAGGTATTGTCCCCTAAAAAATCTATTAGAGAAAATCCACAATACGTAGAAAGACAGAGAAGAGCTGCTAATAGATTTTCCAATACCTATGCAGACGGTGGAAGCTTGACACATGGAGGTAACTTCTCAAATGGAGTTACTGTTATTGGTAATGGTGGAGTTCATGAAGAGAATCCCTTTGAAGGTGTTCCAATGGGTATTGCTCCTGATGGTATGCCTAATCTTGTTGAAGAGGGGGAGGTAAAATTTAATGATTACATCTTTAGCAACAGATTGTTTGCTACAAAAGATTTACTATCTTCTCATAATCTCCCTACAAGTTATGCTAATCATTCATTCGCAGATATTGCTGAGAGAATGAGTAAAGAGTCTTCAGAAAGACCTAATGATCCTATAAGTAAAAGAGGTTTAATAGATACTATGACAAAGTTACAACAAGCACAGGAACAGCTTAGGAGTGAAAGACAATCTAGGAAATATGCTAAGGGGGGCCATCTTTTCCCAGACGGAGGCATTCAAGTACAAAACTTTCCCTCTGTTCTGAATGAAGATGAAGATTATCTAGTGGGAATGCCTTCTCCTACTGCAGATACAATCTCTTTAAGAGGTAATAGAGGTGTAGAATGGCCTTCTCCTACTACTCCTGCACAAGGAAGAGATTTATCATGGTTAAGATATGCACCTGCTATAGGTTCTGGTTTAGGGGTTTTATCTGATGCATTGGGTATAACTAATAAACCTGATTATGGTAATGCTGATATGATAGGTAATATGGCTAATAATCTTACAGAGGTAGATTATACTCCTATAGGAAACTATTTGACATATAAACCACTAGATAGAAACTATTATATTAATAAACTGAATGCACAATCTGGTGCTACCAGAAGAGCTATAATTAATCAATCAGGAGGTAACAGAGCTACAGCTATGGCTGGGTTATTAGCTGCTGATTATAATGCTCAAGGTAGACTAGGTGACTTAGCTAGGCAGGCTGAAGAGTATAATCTTGCCCAAAGAGAAAGAGTTGAGGCATTCAATAGAGGGACTAACCAATTTAACTCTGAAATGGGATTAAGAGCTGCTATAGCCAATCAAGCAAATGATAAATTGAGGTTACAAGCAAAAACTGCTCAGGCTCAATTAAGAGACCAGGCAGATATGAGATCTTCTGCAGGAAGAACTGCTAATCTAACCAACCTATTTGACTCTCTTGGAGACATAGGTAGAGAAGAGACAGCAAGAAACATGATTTCCACTAACAATGCCCTATATTACTCTATTGGCAGAGATGGTAGGATCCATTATAAGAATGGGTATCAAGATTTGAGTGATATAAAGAAAGAATCTGTAAGAGCAGAAGCTGCAAGAGCAAGTAAAAGAAAATCTAATTCCAGATTAAATTATATAACAATACCGAACAGATAATATGGCAGCTAATTATATAGTAATTAATAGTAAGTTCAAGCCTTTTTCCTATGCTGAGATGCTACAGCCTGTACAGATGTCTACAGAAGCCCATCAAGATATTGAAAATGCCTATGCAGATTTATCAGCTAAAGCTAATATATGGGATGAATTAGCTAATGAACAGACTGATCCCTATGCCTATAACCTATATAAGTCTTATTCTGATGATCTTGAGAAACAAGCTGGGCAATTGGCAAGAGAAGGATTAAGTCCTATCAGTAGGCAGAATATACTTAATATGAGACAAAGATATTCTAAGGATATAATACCCATAGAACAAGCTTATCAAAGGAGGAATGAGTTAATTAATGAGCAGAGAGAGGCCTTATTAAGAGATAATACCATGATGTTTAATACTGATGCCTCTATGCTCAGTCTTGATGATTTAATAAGAAATCCCTCTCTTTCATATCAAATGCAATCTGGAGAGGCCTTAGCTAAACAGGCTGGAGAAGCTGCAAAAAATCTTTCTCAAGTTATAAGAGATGATCCTAGAAAGTGGAGTAATATATTAGGGGGACAATATTTTGAATCAATAGTAAGGAGTGGTTATAGCCCCCAAGAAATTATGGATGTATTACAGAAAAGCCCTAATGGACAGGCTGTACTCAAGCAGATATTAGATGATGTTATAGGTAGTTCCCAAATTCCCAACTGGAATAATCAGGAATTAATAGACAGAGCCTATAATTATGCTGGAAGGGGGCTATGGGAAGCTATTGGCAAAACTGATTACCAGACTCTGAATAATAAATATTATGACTATGCTATGAGAGATTACCTGTCTAGAAGAGGTTCAGGCAAAGAAGATACTCCTAAAGAGAGATCTCTTTTAATAGCCCCGAGAGCTGTGCTAGGAGCTACAGGCGAAATGCCTAAAGAGCAGTTAGAGACTCTTAGAGGATTAAGACCTACTACTACAGGATATACTACAGATAGATTGGATTCAGCACAAAAAGAACTAGATATAGCCCTCGAACAGTATCATAGCGTAGTGAACAATCCATCATTTGATATGGGTAAAATACATGCCTATATACAATCTCCTGGCAGATTATCCAGATCTATAGATGGAGTAGATATACAGACTGGCCCTGATGGATTACCACTAGGCTATAGCCAGTATATAAAGGCCTCTCGAAATCTTGATAAAGCTAGAGAGAAATTAGTAGAGGAGCGTAGAAATCTAACAGAACTAGAAGAAAAATATAGATTCTTAGGAGGCACTCCATATGAAAATATAAGTATAGGCCTACAGCTGGATCAAACTCAAGCAAAGCAAGATAACTCTTTCTTTCCTCTAAACATTGATGAAACACAATATAAAAAGGTAAGGGCTGGGATCAAAAATGTTCTGAAATCTGCCTCTAGGGAAGATATTAAGAAGAAGGGGTTTGGATTAGTAAATAATAGGGGAAAATTCCTTAGCTATAAGCAACTAGATGATATAGATTTTAATGAAGTTCAAATTAGAGTACTAGATAAGGGAGGTGATCCTAAACTGGAGCTGGTTTATGAAGGAGAACCATATACACTTTATGGTCTAGAAAATGTAGATAAATTCAATCAGGAAATAAGTAAAACTAATGAATATCTTGGGGATTTCTCTAATAATATAGCTAGGAATTTATCACCAATATCTCATCAACAGTACCAAGCTATCATGTCTGGTGCAGACGTTAGAGATATGTCTAATGCTTCTATATTTCCTATCGAAGGATTTCCAAATCATCAAGGAGCTGCACTATATGATGCTACGAGTGGCAATATAGTTAAAATTTTAATGGACAGTAGTGGAAGAGTACTAGCTGTTAATACTCTTCAAGATGAATTGAATGGTGGAGAGAGGAGAGATGAGTATATAAGAACTATGGGCTCTACAGCACTGTATGACTTATTGGAGCTATTTGCTGCAGAATCTGAATAAATATGGATATGGAAGAAGAAAATAAAAATTATTATATGGAGCAAGAAATAGGAGGATCTGATGTTGCTCCTGTTTGGAATCCTGCTTATCTTACAGAAGAGTATAAGCCATTTGAGACAAAGCCAAGAAATCGTAATGTAGGACAATACTTCACGAATGATTCTAAATATGATGAGTATTTAGGGGATATACCCACTTCTATTAATGAGGGACTTACTATAGATGATCTAAGGGCTCGCAAACAATCAGGATGGGATATGGCTGGCAATGCCTTAGTAAATAACTTAGTCATTGCAGGTACTACTGCTGTAGGTGGTGTTATAGGTTTAGTAGATGGGATATTTGAAGTTGTTGGTTCAGGGGAGATAGACAGATTATGGAATAATGCGGTTAATAATAAGTTAGTTGAATGGCAGGAATCTACAAGAGAAGCATTTCCTATTTATAGGGGAAATGAGTATCAAGATAGATCTCTTATAGGTAAAATGGGATCTGGTATATTTTGGGCTGACTTATTTCAGAATCTAGGTTATACTGAAGGTATGATTATACCTGGTATGGGAGTATCTAAACTTTTGTCAGGAGCCCCTAAATTTTTATCTAGAGTTGTTCCTTCCCTTACATCATCCATAGGAGAAGCAAGCATAGAAGCAATCTCAAATAGAAATGAAGAAGTAGATTACAAGAAAGCTGCTGCAACTCAGAGATATAATGAATTAGCTTCTATGGGCTATGATTTAGGAGAATTAAATAATCAGTATATACAGACTCTTCAAGACATAGAAGATGATGCTACTAAGGCTGGCAATTTTATATTTGCCTCTAATATAGCTCTGCTCACTATGTCTAATAATATTCAGTTTGGGAATCTTTTCTCTAGAGGATTTGGAACTGCAAAGAGACTAAAAGGAGCTTTAAAGAGAACTGGAGATGCTTTTTCTACTGACAATGCAGCTTGGTATCTAGCTAAAACTGGAGGCAAAAAGGTATTAGATGCTTTTTCTGAAGGTACTGAGGAGGTCATGCAGTCAGTTATTAGTAACACTCCTCAGAATTACACTGATTATAATACATTTAATGAGAGTATATTTAATCCAGAAAAGAGAGAGCTTACTGCAAACTTATGGTCTGCCTTTGGTAAATCATATTCTGATACTATGCAGGATAGTAATACTGCCGTAGACTTTATGTTTGGATTTCTTATAGGAGCTATAGGTGTTCCTATGCTGAAAAAGGGAGGATTTCCTCTTACACTGGAGAACAATGCTTTTATTGAGATGAGAGAAGCCTATAATCAAGCTTCAGAAGCTCAAGAACTAGCTACTCAAATAAACACAAGGTTACAGAATAGCAAAGAGATTAATAGTTACTATAATGGCCTTGTCAGGCATATGGCTATACAGGATGATATGAATAGAGCTTTGGATTCTGATGATACATATAATTATAAAACAGCAGAGTCTGCTCAATTCATCTCTGATGTTATGATGTTTGATGATGCTGGAGACTTAAACTATTTAAAAGAACTCATTGGGAATTCAGTTGATTTATCAGATGAAGGAATAAGTTCTATTATACAGGAAACCTCCAAGGATGGAGAAGGACCATTCATGCAGAATGACAATGCTATGGATATAGAATCTGTAAGAACTATATTACAGCAAAGGATAGAGTCACTACAATCTAAGGTTGATACTTATAGTCAAGATAAGCAATCATTTGAAGAGAACTATCCTAATATGGATAAAGAGGCTTTAGAAAATGGTTTATTCTTGAAGCAGCAATTTAGGGATCATATATCTAGATATGACCAATTATCTGATGAAATATATGAAGGTATAAATTCTCTTCTAGAGCCCTCTCCACAGTTATCTTCTCAGTACAGATTCTCCACTAAAGAAGACATGATAGAGACTTTAGCTTCTAACCCTTCATTTAGAGCTACTGTAGATGCCCTACTTAATGACGATTCCCCTTCTATACCTTTTGATGAGAAGCAGTCATTAGTTAATAAGATTGAAGATTTGAATAAGATCAGTAAGGGACTTAAGAGTATTAATAAATCCTTAAAAGATATTATAGCAAATCCTAAGAAATCAAAGAGAGAAAGAAATAATGCTGCTAAGAAGAGAGTAGAGGAGGAAGCAACTAGAGTAAGAAATGATATAAAGTCTAGATTATCTCAAGCTACCACACTGTCAGAATTTAGAAAAACCTTTAATGACGACCAGCATACTATTCTAAGAGATGAGGCAGTTGAGGAGCTGAACAATGAGGGGAGTTCTTTAGCAAGAAATTATAAAGAAACAAAAGATTATAATATAAAGCTTAGGGAGGTTTTGAATTCTTCTCAGGAAGAGCAAGCAATAAAAGAGGATGCTTTAAAGATATGGCAGAATCAATATGAACGTTCCAATAATTTGAATGAACTAGCTAATCCCAATTCTCCCTATCTGAATGATGAGGATGCAACATATGATGAGGCTCTGACTCCTGAACAGAATACTCTCAAATTTCAGGAGGCTCAATATGCTTTACTTAAAGCTTTGAATCAAGTCAATAATGATGAGAGGTTTAGAAATAACTTTTCTCAAAGTTATAGAGTATTGAAAGAGAAAGGATCTCCTGATCCTACAGCTCCAATATCTGATGTGACAGGAAGTAGTGAAACTACTACTATCCCTCCTGTTAATGCTGGCTCTTCTATGGTTTCTTCCTATGTCTCACCTGTCGGTGATATAGAATTTTCTAATATTCAAGAGGAGAATAAGAGCTTTAATGATAAGATAGAACCTATCCAGTCTGTAAATAAAGGACCTACAAATAGTAGACTCTATTATAGGCCCTCTATACCTGAGATACACATTGAAGCTAGCAAAGAAGGTGATTTTAGACCATTTAATATAGTAGCTCCTGAAAGGCAACAGGGAGTAAATTTTGATGCTCTATATAATTATCTTAGAGATAATAATGCCTTTAATTACGTTAATGAAGGTAATCTTAGAGTAGGAGATGAAGTGGGATTTATGATTGATCCTAGCTTTAATGATAATACTATTTTCCTTATAGATACTAAGAATAATCAGGTAATAGGCAGTCTTGATGAATCTGAATATTCAGTAAATAGATATGAAGGATTGCAGGCTCTTGAAGAGAGAATAAGAAAGGAGTTTAGAGAACTAGGAGATAAGACTAAGAGATTCATAGCTACTCCTACTACTAGAGTATCAAAGATAATGATAGGAAAGATTCCTTATAGCACAGAGGAGAGGAGTCTAGCTGACATTCCCAATGTATCTGCGCCAGGGAGACCTGCTATTTTCGGTATAGTTAGAAATGGTACATTATCGACTAATAATAAACTAGATGATAGCCTTGTTATTAAACCTGTAGATATGAGTAATAAAGAAGGCAGACTATATCTTCTTATACCAAATGCTGCGGGGAAATATTCTCCAGCTGCCATAAGAGTAAAGCACTTTAATAAGAAAGAATTTGATCCTGAAGATGTCCAAGTGCAGAATACTCCGATATTCAAAAGCATATCAAAAGCCATCAATATGTTAGCTTCTTCTAATAATGAGGTAGACGTCACGGAAGCTATGAATGAGCTAAGGAAATATTTATACATAGACACTAATGGAGACACTAGAACCATACATATTGATTGGTTCTCTTCGGAGAATGGGAGTGGTATTAGGTTTACTAAGACATATAGAAATGCTAGAGGAGAAGAAGTATATGAGAATATTAATGGAAAGAGAGTTAGGAAACAGGATACTACTTATGTAGTATTAAATGATCCTAATTTCATAGGTAGTATATTTACTACTGATGATATCAGAGAAGGTCAGCCTGCAGTAGATACTAATGTTGCTTCTCAGCAAATATTAGAGGCTCTTCTTAATCTTGATTTACCCATTCAGGTAAATATTGGTATGATAAATAGTGGTGGGTACAATAATATGCTGATTAATTCAAATGTACTTACCTCGAATATCTCTGATGCCAGAGTAATAAGTAGCTGGTTTACCACTGATTATTTTGATGTGGAAGGTAATCTACATGCTTCAATAAGTCCTGCTTCTGTATCTCCCGGTGTTACAAGAAAGATTCAGAATCCAGTAGGGGGACTAGATAGTTCTATTCCTGGCACTAAAATCATTGTGGGAGGAATTACCTATTATACAGATTTAACTAGAGGAGTTATTTATGATAGTAATGGACAGGAAATTCACCCTGAGAATGCTGAATTAATTAATGATTTGGCTTGGACAAGTAATAATTTTGGAGAGGCGTCTAATGGCTCTATGATATGGGATAATAAGGTACTACTACCTAGTGGTAAAGTACTCAATAGAGAAACTCAGAAATACCTGACAGGAAAAGAGGCAGAAGAGGTCAAATCTAAGATAGCAGTAAGAGAGGATGCAGTTGCTGATACTAAAAAGGTAATAGCTAGTATAGCTGAAAATCAAAGAAAGGTAGATAAGGATAGGACTGATAGTGACTACTATTATATATTAGAGGATGATGGTGAGTATCATGCTTATGATAGGGTACATAAAAAATTAGGTGATAATTGGATAATCTCAAAGAAGCAATTGGATACTCTGAAAGAAGTGAGAACTAAATTAGCACAATTAGTAGATGATCCTAATAAGTTTAATAATTATCTGGCTAATTTAGGTAACCATTATAAAATAGATTTAACCCTCTATAATAATAGGACTGATGTAAAGAGTAGGAATGAAATAGCTACTATTATACAAGATAGCATGTCTGGTACTAACTCTAAAAGAGCTTTGGATGCAGGTGGTATGATAGATAGTACAATTAGAAAATTCTTCACATCCAATGAGACTCCTATTAGACCATCTAATATGAATAGTCAAGCTTTCTCAGAACTCATTGACTCTCTAACTGAGATAAGATCTAATATGGAGGTAAGGGGGGAGAGGTTCCTAACTAATAATATTGTGCTCTTTCAGAAGTATGAGGATGGGACAAGAGTTGCAGGAGAAGTAGATATTCTTTCAGTAGATTCTGATGGAAACTTTAGAATATATGATGTCAAGACAAGTAAATACAGTTTTCATGACTTTACTAATAAATATGGGGAGAGAGTAAATTACTTTAGAACAAAAGCTCCATCTCAAAGGATGAGTAATTATGATTATTACACACTCCAATTGAGTGCTTATAAGAATCTATTTGAATCTCAGTATCATACTCCTATTACTACTTTAGCTATTCTGCCTTTTAAATTAGACTATAGCAGTGACAATAGTATTAGAGGTGTAACGAAAGAAAAGGGTATAATAATTAAGTACAATCCTACTGTAAATGTTCCATTGGTTGGTGCTGTTAGAGCTAATACTTCTACTGAAGTAGATTCTTCATTACCTATATTTAATAGTACAAATGAAACTCAGGAACCTATTAATAATGTATTGCCTGAATATAACCTTGAAGGATCTAAAGTAGGGTATTTTGTTCATGACGGTAAGTTATATAGAGGATATTTAACTCCTATTGGCAAGATAAATGGGGTGGGTATTTATATGACCAAAATTCCTAATTTTACCAAAGGATTTAATGAAGAAGCTCCTCATGTAGCTAGTAATTCATATTTAGTAGTATTTCCTAATGGCAATTCATTTACTCTTATTGAGAATGATCCTTTAACTATGAGTGAACAGCAGGCTAAGGATACTATTGAGAAGGTTCTCAGTAAGAATCCTCAGAGAGTGCAGGATATGGCTGATGAGAAAACCATTATGTCTAACCTAGAGGTAGATACCCCTAGGTCTGTAGAAGCAAATATACAAGATACTCCAGCTACTATAATTTCTGCTCCCTCCTCTATTACTGGTGCAAGGAAGACTATTCAGGCAGAGCAGGCTATTACTGAAGAGGATGATGAACTTGAGCCAGATCTAGATTTAACCAAATTTAGAGAGGTAGATACTGATAGACCATCATGGGACAGAGAAAAAGAACTGTCTTGGTTAGATAAGGTTCTGCCTCAATTGTCTAAAGAGGATAGAGTGAAGATATTTTCTGGACTTATTAAAGTGGGAGAATCTGGAACTGTTGCCTGGGGCCAATTCAACAATGGAATAATTACCCTATCTGATATAGCTGCAGAAGGAACTACTTATCATGAAGCATTTCATGTAGTATTTGACCTACTTCTTGACCAATCTGAAAGGCAAGCTCTTTATGATGAAGCTAGAAGGATGTATGGGGATAAAGATAATCTATCTCTTGAAGAGGCTATGGCAGAAGGATTCAGGGAATACGTAATGACTAGACAAGAGGGAGGGTTACTCAATAAAATTAGAAGTTTCTTTAAGGATTTATGGATTAAGGTATCTAATTGGAAAAAGTTACAGCCCCATCTTATTGCTTATTATCAAATGATAAATGAGGGAAAATATGCTGAGGCTGATTATAGAGTTTCCCCTATTAGTTTAAGAAAATCTGTAGAATCTTCCTTCGATACATTAGATAATGAAATTAGAGAAGCCCTTTTAAATAAGGGTTGGACATCTGAGAAGTTTGATTCTATATCTCAAGAAGAAAGAGATCAAGCAATTAGATGCTATAGCTTCTAATATATAACTTAGTAAAAAAAAAAATAAGGGTAAAGGAGAGTTTCCTTTACCCTTTTTCATTATAAGTCATCATCAGATCTTGATTCTCCAGACAGCCACATAAATAGGAATGAGGCTATTATGAATGTTACTATAGTTAGTAATATATCAATAATAAATATCATAATTATTGTTGTTTAAAGAATGATATGGCTTCTTCGGGATGTAATCCCCTATAAATAGTCTTATTGAATGGAATTACAGGAGAATCGAAGAATGCTTTATAAGCAGTACTATGCCCCTTATATCTTCCATATTCCAACTCATCCATATAATTCATAGGATTGAGTAATTTAGTAAGATTCAAGATATTCTGTATAGTATTAATGCCAGCTGCAGGTGATTGCAATATTCTCAATCCTTCCGTAACCATAGATTTACCAGGAATCATCACTCCAATTTCAGTATATAATCTTCTAGCCTGATATTCAGCCATTTTCATTGCCCAAGGTCTGTCTTTATCATCATCCCAGTCAATAATGCCTAATATAGTGGCTACTACAGCAAAGTGACCTACTTCTGTCATAGCTCTGGCTAGATTAGCCTTCTCTGTTGTGGTAAGCTCATTCCATCTGGCTGCAATATTAAACTGAGCTTCTCTTAGATCTCTAGCTAATTGAAGTAGGAACCTACCACTGGTTATATAATATCCTTCAGTCCATGCATCCAAATCATAATTATAAGATGCAGGCTTGAACCTTCTATTATATGCAGATCTCATCCATTTCCTATACATCATTCCTAACCTACCTAAAGCTAATTTCTGAAGAGCATTCCTATCAGCCTTATTATAAATACCATGCATTCTCTCATTAAGTGCGGCACTTCTCCTACTAAATTTATACTCATCTTCTTTAGTAAAAGGAGTACCATCCTCTTTTGTGTATCCATCTTTCAGTTGCAGTCTTGCTCCAGCTTTTTTGTTACTTGGATCTATAGGAACTACTTCCATAGCATCATACAGACTCACAATCTTACCATTAGGAGCTCTCATCTTATAAGCATTAGCAAGAGCTAGTGATGTTCTAGTCTGCATCCAGTGTTCTCCAGCATTAGTTAAAAAGAACAGAGTGTTCATACCAAATAGTCTACTGAACCAAGTCTTCCTGTCAAAATTAAGATCTCTTATATTCTGCTCATAATCTTGCATTACATTAAACTTCTCATTCCATAATGCTAATTTACTAATCTTAACTCTATTCCCTATTTCTCCAAGGAAAGCTGCCAACTCTTTTGCATAAGTCTTATCAGCCTTAAGAACATCTTTTTCAGTAAAGAATTCTCTGGAAAAAGCTTCAGTTCTCATCATTACCTTTCCGGTAGCTACATTAGAGATTGCTAGAAGAGTATTGAGGGCCATATTACCTATGGATGTGATAGTATTTAATAGATTAGCTGCCTTTCCTTTATCTATATTTGTCTTACCGAAAGTCCCCTCATCTTTCATATACCTATTGTACACTTGCATATCAAAGAAATCATCAAGTCTATTACTAATATTAGTATCACCTCCACTCTTTGTCAGCTTATTCTCAATAGTTCTACCGAATATTTTGAACTTCTCAACCAAAGGTTTGTCACCATCTGTTTGAGTTACTTCTCTATCTTTGATTAAAGACCTTCCTACTTCTAGTACATCAATGATTTTATTCATCTCTTTGTAATCATTAGCCATAGCTGCATAGGCTGTTAAAGTAGAGACTATATCAGTCGATATATCATTAGGGCTCTCTCCCTTTTTCAATCTTGTATAATATATAGGAAGAGTTTGTACTTCTCTACCTTCAAAATCCATCATGATATTCTTATCTCCAAAGTCAGTATCATCTGATCTTCTAATAACAAGATCTTTAAGACTTTCCCAGACTTGTCTGGCTCCTGACTTAATATCATCAGATGATTTAACTCTTTCTAGGAAGTCTTTTCTTATCTTAACAGCATTAAGAAGATTAGTACTCTTTTCAGGTAAATAAGAATCTAGTTTGGCCTTAATATCCATGACGGTATTGTAATATTCTTTCTGGGCATTAGATAGTTGGTTAAACTTGGAATTAGTATATAGAGATAACTTTGGCACCATCTTACCATCTACTCTCTCCATATTATTCTTTATCCAATCCCACTGTTCTCTATTATACTTTATAGTATCTTCCCCTATAGGAACTTCACCATACTTTTCATCAAGAGACTTTATAAATTCATCCCTCTTTTCTTTAAATAATGGCCAATTTATCTCAGATATATAATATCCTGTCATATTACCATTACTGTCTCTTTCAAACATCCAATCAGTATCCTTAATACCTGCTCTCTCAAGTTTAATAGTAGCTGCCTGTAGCTGTTTCATTACTTCTAAAGTCTCAGTCCTAGCATTTTCTTTACTTCTTTTGACTGCTTGATCTACTACTCTTAATATAACATCTGAAGAATCTGCCATACTATCTAACCATCTATCAAAAATTGATATATCTTTATCAACAGCAGTCATCAAATCTTCAACTGTCATGGTTTTGCCTTTATATTTTCCAAATGATATTTCTATTTGATTTCCAATAAATGGCTTTAGAAAATCTAAGAACAAAGGCATTGCTGTCTTATTATAGCTGGCTTTCAAATCAGCAATTAAAGAAGCAGTATCATTCAAAGCTACTCTGACTTTTTGTCCATATCTATTATCCTTATATCTCTCTTCATCTAATAACACATCCCTTATCTCTTCAATAATATCTCCATAAGAGTAAATATAATTCCTTATATCCCTAAGTACAGAAGCCTCCTTCTTAATATCTCCACTTGAATTATCTCTGATAGATGAGAGCCTATTACTTAATTTCCCAAGCTCTTCAAGAGCACTAGATAAGAAAGAATAAACCCCTTCAATTTCATTGTTTTCATCAAGCATTAACTGAAGATTGTCTATAAGCTCTCTCTGCCTTGCATCAAATTGACTCTTTGGGTTTCTTTTTCCATAAATTTCCAATCTCTTCGATTCCACTTCAATTATATTTGTAAGAAGTTTCTTATCTCTCTGTACTCTCTCACTTATTTGATAGAGCTTATCTCCAGATGCTATATTATCAATACTAATGTCCTCATCAAGCCTCCCGCTAAGAATATCCCTTGCTAATTCCTTAAAATGAGTATCTGCTTGATAGATAGCTCTTTGCACCTGAGTAGCCCCTATAGTCTTAAAGAGAGACTTAATAGCTGCTATTACTCTTTCTAATAAGTTTTTATAGGGCTTCTGTTCTATAGGCTCTGTATTCAATAGGTGCTTAGCAAGTAATTTACCAGCTGCCTCCTTAGCTAATTTAGCAGTATCTCCATTATATAAAGTATTATAAGTATTGAACTCATCTCCTAATATCTCTTCTACCAGATTATTAGAATGCAGATTATTAATAAGTCTGCTGACTAGTGGATGATCACCTAAAGCTTCTAGAGCAAAGTGAGCAAATTCTTCTGGGAGAGCACTCTCTCCTCTGTCTCCATTAGCTAATCTTATTAGTTCTATCATTCCATCAGCTGATACTTTTGCTGTATCAAAGTCTGCTACTCCATTTACTCCCAATCTTTCCTCTAAGTCTGTTAATGCTCCTATTTTAACTCCATGTGCTTCCAGAATCTCTCTTAGCCTATTGTTAAGGTTTGTATTATATTCCATTTTATCAGCTTCCAGAGACAACATCTTATTTCTCTTCCTGACTTCTATACCTATGAATTCTCTGGAAGATTCATTGTCCTGAATTTTAGTAATTCTGGCTACATAGTTATCTCTAAAATCGGAATTTTGATTAAAAGATATAGCTTTCTGAAGTAACTTTCGATAGTTCTCATCATTGTTTATCCAAAGTGCCGGTCTGTTTAACCCTCTTTTATAGTATCCTACTTCTCTATTAAGCATCTCAATAACTTTGGCCTCTGAAATTTTTTCGCCATATTTAGGTAATTCTTTAAGTAGATCTCGAATTTTAGGCTCATTATTATCATCCAGAGTAAACTTAGGATTCCAGTTTCTAATAAAGTCAGCATTTTTAGTAATTAGATAAAGTCTGACTGCTTCCTCTCTATTATTGCCAGTGTAGTCCAGCAAGCCCTTAAAGAGCTTGCTGTCTACTTTCTGGCCTTTACTATTAGTAACTTGAGGAATTAATGCACAAGTTCTAGCCATATATTTCCTATTTTATATTCATTGCTCCACAAATAACATCTCCATTTGCATCCCTATATTCTGTATTAGGTTGTATAGATAAAATATCATCTTCCATAGTATAGCCTTCAAGAGGAGTTCCATATACCTCATTAAAGGCTTTATTGATTAAGTCCTGATCTTCAGCTCTTAGATTACTTGATTCCATCGAGTCACCTTCTGAAGGATCCTCTAAAGAGGTAGAGTCATCTTCCGAAGTAATGTCACTGTATTTTTCAGTATCTTTAGAAAATATAGATTCAATCTCTTCTACATCTTTACCATACTCATATTCAATGAAATTGTTCTTAACTCCAAGAGGAAATATTCTCTTGTAGACAGCAGTATCATTAGAGGACTCTTCCAGTCTATAATAGACAATTTTCCCATCATGCATTTTGGCTATGAAGTTACGGAAATCATATGCTGTAAGACTACCTATTCTTACAAAGTTCTTTACTACCTTTCTATCAGAAGGATTGGAATCAGGACCAATCGTAAATTCAACAGTAGATTTCAATCTTCCCTTATCTGTTGTAAACTTAACTGTAGTACCAGTAGGTATCATCGGAACTAAAGCTCTATTATCCAAATGATTATAAACATACTGATCTACAAAATCTGAATAGTCATCTTCATTTATCAATAGACTCCTCAAGGTATCTATGTAATCAGGGATTGCTAATTTTACAGACATTGGAGCTAGGTGAGTAAAAGTTGATGGTCCAAATGCAAACCCATTCCTATAATACTCATATCTTATCAAGTCTAGAGCCAACTTCTGGGCCTCTGGGTTATCCATATATAGCAAAGATTCCCAATCTCTAGTATATTTCTCCTTTAGAGAGGGATTCAGCCTTCCAGCATTCCTAAAAACTAAAACATCTACAGGGCTGGAATCAGATCTAATAACTCTCAATCCTTTAATGAAATCAAGGTTAGCAATATCTTCATTTTTGGAGATTACTTCTTTAAAGTGCTGTGGAAATTGGGTTACAAACCATCTCCTTTTTTCCCTAGAGGACACTGTAGCCTCGTCTCCAAAGAAAGGAGTCTTAGACATAATATAAGCTATCAAGTCATTATAAATATTATTCATAGTTTTAGCATCCAATACTCCTGTTCTGGTATAACTCCTCAAAGTGTCTATAACTTCCCTAAATGATGGTGTAAACTGTGGAAAATATTTTCCCAGAAGATTCTCTGACTGCTTAACTCCAAGAGTATAGAATGCTTGGAGGAAAGGAAGAGGAGATTTCAATATATTATCTCTTAATACCTCAACACTGGAATCAAGAGGAATATTATCTACAATTATTTTAGCACCATTTAATGGGAATCTCTCATCTGCATCTATTGATTCTATGAAATTAGATGCTCTTTGCATAAGAATCTCAGTATGGGCAATAGTAGGACCTGCTCCTCCTCTATCTGTGTCAAACTTAGTAGATTGAACTAGATTGCTTAAATAATCAGCATCTCTCATAATCCTCTTGAATAAATAGCCAACAGCAGTCTGCCTCTTATAGAAATTAATCTTAGATCTGGAGGACATATTATCCAATTCTTTAAACATCATGATATCATTAGCTAGATCTTCAATGGAAAAATCATTCCCCTTAAAATAATCGTAGGATATGTCTCCTAAGAGTGCTGCCTTATTCTGATACTCATCAAGCACTTGGGACATTATTAGCTCCTTGGAGCTACCTCTTGTCTTGAAAAATGTCTGTGTCATATCTTTAACAATAGGTTGTGTTATAAGTAACCCAACCTCAATAGGATTATACCCTAATCTGGATAATAACATAGTAGCATCAGCAGTAAACATATTCTGATTAATATCAGCTAAAACAGGATCTTTGGCATTATCTACTGATGCATTAAGATATCCTGCATTATTCTTTGAGATATACTCTTTATCATCATTCATAATAGAATGTAATGAAGTAAGAGTCTTGCCATTGAGCTTGAAACTACCATTTTCATTCAGTTCTAATCTTGTGTATTGCATCAAGGCATGGTTAGCATTATGATTGGCATAGATACCAATTAGATTTGCACCAGTCATATTTTGCCTATGAAAATAGGTCTGTGTACTAGGTGCTAATGGATCTAACCTATTACTAAATATTGAAGCCATCTTATTTAGAACACTCAAATCCAATGACATTAGATAGTCTATGATAGATCCTTCTTTGAGACCAAGTTCAGATCTTAGATCCTTTTCAGAGCTCATCTCTAGAATTCTTACTATCCTTGCAGCTCTCTTCTGATAATCAAAGCTACCAGGATTAAGGATTCTAGAGGCAGTGTCAGGATGAGTAAGAACTCCCCACATCATATCAATAAGAAGATTATTTCTTGCTCTTAAACTATTATCCTTAGGAGCTTTATTAAAATCATATCTAACTTTTTCAATCCGTGGAACAGGAAGCCTATAGTTCTCTCTATTGTCATTAAACCATTCCTTAAATTCAATAGGGCTATTAGCCAAATCTTCGAGAATATTTCCCTCTTTAAATAAGGGTGCCAGAGTTTCCAGCACTTTTTGTTCTGCCTTAAAATCCTTTTTAGCTCTGGCATAGTCATATTCAATTATGTCAAATTCAGGTAACATTATGAATACCTTATCAATATCGAAGTCAGATCCTGCAATAGTAGTAATTTCGTCTGGAAGTATAATAGCAGAGCCATTTTGCTGAGGTAAGAATCCCTTGATATATAGGGGAATCATTGAATATGCATTCTCTGTTGGTACCCTATACCCTATTGCAATTCTAAGCTCTGTATCTAATTTATTTATATCCAATTCATGAGTTCCCTTCTTTCCTAGTATTGAGAAGAAAGACTCCGAATAAGCAGGCATATAACATTCTATATACTTAATTCTTTTATTCTTTCCTGTTCCCTCGAAAACTATTTTAGGTTTATCAGTTATACCATAATCTGAGGCTTGTATCAGAGATCCTCCCTTAGTTTTCTGCTTCGTGATACTTTGCTTTAAAGTACTAGTAAGCAGATTTTGTATCATCTGTGTCTCCAAGGGTTCAAACAATGGGATATTGAATTCCCCTTGTTTATTAATAGTACAAGACTTCAAAGTATCTATCCCATATCTCTGATCTCCTCTGATATTATCATGTAAGATCTTTTCTACACTACTTGGAAGTTTAAAGCGTTCAGCCTCTTTAAGATAAGAATCTAGAATATTTTCAGTGATCACTTCATTGTACAAGCTCCACCACTCCCCTTTAGTAAGTTTCTTACCATCAACGATCACCCTAAAATTAGGGTCATCTGGCATATCGGCAGCTATCAATTTCCTAATCTGTGTCCCTACACTTTGAGTAGCATCCGTAGAATGTTCTGGTGTTAAGGTCTGTATTCCATAATGTTCGTAGCTAATTTTATGAACAACATTAGGATTCTCTATTCCATTTTTTATAGTAGCATTTTTTAGATATTCTTTAGTCTCATTAAAAGAGTGTACTGAGTTCAAATCAATAACTCCTTGTTTACCTACCTTTACAGCAGACTCAAACTGAACTACATCAATATTATTCTCTTCCATAAACTCATTGATGGCTCTTAATTTATCTGATTTCCCTAGTACTCCTCCAATAGGTTTATTAACAGCAAGCAGTAGAAACTCAGAGTTTTTATGTTGGACAGGAACTTTAATATTCTCATAACCATTTATCCCAGTTTCCTTTCCAATCTGAGAATATACAAAAGGTTTCTTAGTTTGCCAGATAATATTGAAATCTTCAGCATTCCAAGTGCCACTTTGAAGATTATTATAAGCTCTTTCCATATCATCATTCCATTGTCCCTGCATATCCAGAATAGCCCTATAAGAGCTTAAACTTCTATAGGCTTGAGCGTCTGCTACATTCACTGCAGATGTTTCTACTACACTATTACCTATCTTAACATATTGAATATTCTCTCCCCTATTATTCTTAGTAGAATAGTTAGTATATCCATATTTAGATAAGATGGAGGCAGTATCATAGTCAGAGAGCTCTCCCTTGTTATGTTTCTCCATTATTACTTCTACGATGTCTTGTATAACAGAGGAAACAACTTCATCATCCTTCAAATATATAGTTCTTTCAAAATCCCTTCCAGTTCTTTCTCCTTTATATGTAGAGGAAGTATTCAATCTTAATGAGGGAGCATGTACTTCTTTAAACCTCTTCTGAAACTCTTTCATATCCTTATAGAAGGCCAAGTCAGTAGTGGCAAGCTGTATAATTTGAGATGTAGCTAATTTGCTATTCCAATAATAGTTTCTTAAAGCTTCTCTGATCCTACTCTCAGAATTATACTTACTATCAACTCTACTCATCCCATCTAATACACCTATACTGTTCCATCGGTTATATTCCTCTTCAAATCCTCTCTCCATTATCTCACGAAGGGCATCTTTGATAAAAGATCGAACATTTGCTCCACTGTCAGTCCTACTTAGTTCTCCTAATTTATCTACAAATAGCTTCCCATCTTCATATCTAAATGAGTTAAGAGCAGGAAGAAACTTAAATTCTGCTCCGCCAATAGATTTTATACTCCCATCTCTGTTACGTGCTATATTGTAATTAGCTATGAAAGGTACATTGTGATTCCCATTCTGATACTCTTCATCCAGCTGCCTCACAAGCATGATTCTGTCATATTCTTGATTAACTAATTCAACAAGTTTATCAAGTATAATATCATCATAAGTCAGCTCATTTCCATCTTCATCATATTCAATCCCACTTTCATACTTTCTGAATCTTATAAACTCGGCAGAAGCTGCATCTGATAAGATAGGTAGATGATACCATGCCCACTTAATATTTGATCTGCTATCTTCAGGCTCGGAGAAATACTCAGTAAGAAGAATCAATGTGTATTCTAGTTCATCCCAACTAGAATACTCTAATTTAGTCCTACCTTGTGGAGTAAGAAACTCTGAACTTATCACTACTTTATGTTTGAGTCCTTTTCTAATATCTCTTGAATTTATGATCTGATTCAGCCAATCATTTCTCCACTTCTCATTCTTAAAGAACCACCAATAAGGTTTGTATTCTTTATCTATAAATTCCTTAAATCTCCTTTCATCCGTATCATTTAGTTGCTTGATTAGATCTCCTATATAATTAGGATTAGTATAGGAAAAGTATGATTTATCTCCATCTCTAAAAGACCTCTCAAATGCATCTTCTCCTACATCCTTTATTAAACTTGCAATAGAAGTATATGCAGAATCAAAATTATTAATAAGATCTCCTGTTTTTACTTCCCCACTTGCTACCCCACTAAAAATTATATCTAATTGTGGGAAAAGTAACATAATAGGATCTGTATATTTGACATTCTCTGAAGACTTTATATTAGTAAGAGCCTCCTTAACAAGAGCTGGATTAGTATCTATACCAATCATTCTCAATAATTTCATAATACTATTCCATATTCTGTCATTCTCCATCAAGTCTATTCGAGAACTAGTATCCAAGTTACTAAATCTGTTATTAAGAGCTCGTGTCCATTCTAAACCCTTCTTTGCATTTTCTTGATTTAGCTCTCTATCACTCCCATAGATACTGTCTGAATCAAGCTCAGTACCACTATCATAATTATCTCTCCAGCTGTTTATGAGATAGTTATATCCCTCTGATTTATTAATATTGATTGTCTGCCGAATAGTATCATTACCACTTGCCTTCTCTTTTTGAATCCAATATGATGTAAAGTTTTTCCTAAAATTCTGATAGAATTGTGAAAATAAAGTCTCATCCTTCTGGAGTAGCTTTATCACCTGCTTAACCCAGGGCCTACGCTGAGAGAGTTCTTGAAGTAAAGGAATCATATCCTTAGAAGTCACCATAGAGCTCAGCTTATCAAGAAGGGTATACACTACATAGCTGGGATCTAGATATCTTGGAAATCCTAAGTCATCCTGCTCTCTTTTCCCATTATAATCTAGCTTAGGTATGTTATTGATAGCCTTCCTGACAGCTTGAGTCAATGACTCACTATTGCTAACTCGCCTGTAGTCAGTCATCCAACCTTCTTTAAATGTTTCTTCTTTATTGAAAATATCATCCTGCTGGTCAATAACACTTATACCCTCTGGATTTTCTTCATTCAGATTAACATCTGAAGCTGCTGTATAATTCAGATTTAATAATAAGCCCTCAGTAACTCTGAGAATGCTACTAGTCTCTTCTGCAAGAGCATTAAAATTATGTAGAACTTTCTTATATTCTTGAGTCTTATATTCAGCCCTCCTCTGTGCTGCTTTTAATTTATCCTCATCGGAAAATCTATCTGCTCCTTTACTACTATTTATTTTATCAAGTTCAGCCTGCACTCTATTATCCTCAGAATCACTAACATAAGATTGAAATATATCAAATACTCTACCAAACAGTCCAGCAGGGGTAATTTTCTCAATCACATCAAATCTATTCAATCCATTAATTTCTCTCCTCAGTTCATTTCTCTCTTCTTCTGAAGAAGCTCTTTCTATTCTCTTATTAAGAATACTATTTGTCTCTTGTAGAGCCTTATTTATTTCATTACTGAATAGTCTTGCTATAAGAGATACTCTATCTCTTCTTTTTGTAGGAGTAAAACCCAAATCTACTCTGGATTGTTCCTCGCTGATAGATATCTCTGTAGTCTCAAAAGGGTAGGATCTATCTACTGATAAGTCCCCATGATTAAATAGTGAAGAATTAAGAATCTCTGCTAGAGCTCTTGCTTGACTTACCCTTGTATTGGCAAACTGGTCAGTAAGAATCTTTCCAGCAGATTTCTGCCTGAGTTCTTCAATAAGTTCTGGATTCTGCCTTGCCCATTCTTTCCATAATGGAAAATAGCCTACATAATAAGAGAAATCTTCAAGAGCCTCTTTAGACAAATTAAATTTTCCGGTATCTACCCATTCCTTGCTGAATACAATATTAGATGGAATAGAGCCAGCTTTTAAGAACATATCTATCATCTCCAAGCCTGTATAACCATTAAGAGATGCAGTGGTAGTGTTTCTATAAGCTATCTTAAATTGTTTATTGGAATTTTGTCTTGCAGCATCATAAAGTTTCTTTATACTTTCTATGATTTGCCCTTCAGGAATGCTCCTAAGACTATTATTCTCTCTTACTCTAAGGTCCTTAGTAGGTAAGGCATAGGCATTTCCTTGAAGGCCCTCTCCTTGACCATAGATAGCTCCAAACTTCTCTCTTGCTACCTTAGCTGCTCCAGCACTATGTCTACCTTCAGGATTACTGCCAAATACAAATATAGTATTAGCATCTGGAGTAATATTTCCTGAGTAGCTACTCACTGGTGCTCTATAGAGCTTTGAATCTTTAGATGGTGCCTGACCTTTTCTACTCTTCTTAATGACAGACTGATATACATCTTCAATAGTTCTACCACTAACATCTACTCCATCTATGATAGTTCCTTGTCTGAACTTTGCGTTAAGAGCAGAGAACCTTTTATCTCCTTTGGTAGATATTTCATAATTATTAGGAGCAGTTCTTGCCCAATTCATCACTGAAGATCTAATCTCAGACTTAAAATCAGTTAACTCTTCAACTGAAGGATACTCATCTATTGATTTGTTATTTCTCTTTTGCCATAATGCTACTAATCCTAGGACTGACTGTACAGTCTCTCCAGGTATAGATTCTGCTAACTTTCTAATTTCTAGTGTTTCTATTAGACAACTCATAAATAAATTAGTTTTGATATTAGGCAAAGTTAAGTATTTATCTTTAATAAACCAAGGTTTTAAATATAAAAGTTACAGGCTAATAATTTGATTATTGGTTATAGATAAAGAAAATAAGGAGACTAGTTATAGTCTCCTTAATATCTCTCCTATTCTATCAATCCTCTTTTAATAAATTCTTTATGCAGAGGAGAAGCAAGTTCTCTTGCTTGAGGGTGGGCTTTATTTGAATCTCTTAGTTCAAAGAAATGCTTCCAATCTGAAATAAAGCCAGTCATAACTAATTCAGTTTTTAAAGAATTAGATAATACTGCTCTAGCTTGTTGAGGTGTCCAACCTTTTTCTAACAAATCCAAATAATACTTTTCACTCCAATATAGAGCGCATAAAACTCTACCATTAGAAGTAGAAGAGATTGGATATTTTTCATCTTTTTCAAAATTTTTCATTACCTGAACAAATTCTAAATCTTTTTCATTTCGTTCAGCAAAAAGAGTATAATTACCTATAGACATATCACACCAACAAGGCATAATAAAAGTTAATTCATTGCCAAATTTATCCTTTGAGTAGTTACAATACATCTGTTATATTAAGGCTCTTTATCCTTAATTCTCTGAGTTTCCCCAGAGTGTCGGACTATATCATCATCCTGTTTATTAGGGTGCCCAGCACTCGTGTCTAAATTATATTCTATGATTTCATAATTACCAGTTTCAGTATCATATATAACTGGAGTATGAACTGAAAGATTTGTATAATCACAATCCCAAATTTCATCGATAAAAATTAATACTTTCATAGTTTCATTAGTTAGTCTCTGAACCTTCCAACTTTTTTAAAGGTTGGTTTGGCTGCTGATTAGCATGATTTAATACTTTTCTACAAAATTCATATAATTGTTCCATCGTCATAACATGTTTACTTAAATTAGCTTGGTAAGTTACCCATTGAACATTACCTTCAATATATCCTTTAGAAGAGTCTATTCTGTCAAGAGAAGCTTCTTCTATGCAAAGATAAGGAAAAATTTCAATATATACAAGTGTTTTATAGAAATATTAAATTTTAGCCTTCCAGCAATTCACTGGATTTTCATAATAGATTACTCTATTAAGCCGCCATCTGACGGGTAGATTCTTGCGCAAATGAGAATACTCTATGCCTTACAAACTCATGAGATACTCCTCTATCACAAATAAATTTTACTGTAACTCTTTTTTCATGATATTCTGTAGGTGCACATAAATATCTAAGGTCATCAAGCCAATCATTCTCTACCAGTACTCTGTAGTTGGTAGTAATATAATAATTCTGTTTATTATAATTCATTGCAGAGTAACAAGAATTTCCATAATTATCTATTACCCAAATATTTCCAGAGGCATCATATGCCCTGTCAGCAGGAATCATTAGATATATAGTACCATGCTCTAGAACAGATAAGTGATCACTTTCTATTAATTTATCTACAAATGGCTTTGCTGTGAGAGAGTTACCGCATTCATCATACTTAATTCTATCTTCCGATTTGTAACATACCCTACCAACTCTTTCTATGTGCTCTAATATTCTCTCAAGACTATAAGAGGTATCCCATATATCATACGAAGGTTTTATAAGTCTCATAATATCTTAATTTAATCTTTAATAACTTCAAAGTCATCTATATTCCATCCGTGTAGATTAAAGTAGGCTTTCTTTCCATTTGGATGCCTGCAATTTACAAATAGATAAGCTTTTTGAGGTAATATAACTTGTTCTTCTACTGCTCCCTTTAAATCACAGTCAGAATAATCTATATCCTGAAAGGAATTACCATCTTCATCTATTCCTGAGTCTACTATTTTATAGTCTGATACCTTAATTGGCAATGTTTTACTTAATGTAATACTCACTGTAACAATAATATCCTTAGTAGGGTTATCCTCTTCATTCCAGGGTGCATCTCTGGTATCAGCTCCTGCCGGATAGTTATAATTGTTCATATCTTATTTAATTTAAATAGAAGTAGAGAGGAGCTGTATTACTCCCTCTTCACTTCTATTATCTTTACTACTTCATTTTCAGTACAATACTTATCAAATCTTTCCCAACATTTTACATAAATAGGATGCCACTCATAGTTCCTAACTCCCAATTGTTCAAGTTTAGTCCTGATATAAGCATGTACCTTTGGGGTAAATATCTGCTCAAATACATTCTGAGCTTCCCATTTACTCTTCCAGACAGAGTTTCCTCTGTCATCTGCTAATACTTTACCATTGAAGATAACTGCATAACCAAGTATTTGGGTATCTTTTAGATTTCTACATAGTCCCCCCTCATGTTCAATAACTGCTAAATCGGCTGTATTCATGTTATAGTGTTGGTTTAGAAATGAATGTAATTCTGAAGAGTTATAAGGTATATTATCTACCTTCCTAGTATTATTTATGTGTTTTAGATAACTCTGGTGCTTACTAGTGGTATTAGAATACCTGGTAATATTTATGAGTAAGTATCCATCATACCACTCGGCTATACATGTTCTATAGCTAAATAATTTATAACCAGTAGAACGAAGGTTGCTGCCAGGAGCAACATCTCCTGATAAGAAAGCTTCTACTACTTCTTTATTCTTCATTTATTCTATTTTTACGCAACCATATAACTGTCATTATAGCATAATTAGCCAGGTCAAGAAGAGTGTCTTCAATAGACTCACTTTCAACCTTAGCTTTTTTCTGACTAAGAGACTCAATTCTATTCATCTTATCACTTAGCCGAATTATGCTTGCTACAAGACCAAATCTATCGAGAGTTTTCTCAAAGCTGTTACCATAGTCTTGATTCTTTGCTTGATAAGTCTGAATCATACTATTAGTAATATCTCTAAATTCTCCTGACTCACTTCCGAAAATATGTCTCATATCATTCAGCTCCTGTATAATATTATACAGGATCTCTGCTTCTTCAAGTGAGAGCGAATTTGAAACATCCTCTATTTGATCTATGATATTCTCTAATCTATCATTTGTTCTTTCCATAAAAAGCCATATTTTAATTCATAACTAATGTACCCAATAAGTAGGTAAGGGACCATTGTCATCTAAATAGTCTCTGAAATCAACAGGTAAATCTGAAACCAAGTAGGACATCTCTGTGTTAAGATTTACCAGAGTATCTTCCCCCATTGTAGCTATAATATCGCTAGCGCCGAAAATCTTTTTACCTTCTAGATAAAGATCCTTTGTACATACTTTATGTCTGGATATATCTGCATCAAGTTTTACTCTTTTTACAAAATAAGCTCCGGATTTCACCATAATATCATATAGTATGGTAGCGACATTCTCAGCTATAGCTTCTGGAGCCTCACAGTTGATTTCATCATAGGGGGTAACTGTAATTAAGACCTTAAATAATAAGTCATTCTGTCTTAAGTACTCAAAGAAATTAATCATACTAACCTTATAACACAGAGCTCCAGTATGCTGTATTCTATAGTTAATAGATTGCTTCTCAGAATCAGCTTTCCTCCTAAAATACTCTTTTACCCTATGCACTGTATCACAATCAGGTGCCTCTATTTTCATTTCTCGATAGTAGTCCCAGAATCCAGGTTCAGAAAACTTATCTCTTATCTTACAAAGATAGCTGAAATCATATATATATGCTTTATATCCCACCTTTGGGTTAAGAGATATGAAGCCCTTCTCCATAACATCTTTTCTACAAAAGTCTTGATACTTTTTAATACCCTTAAAGCCATTCATATAGGAGTTATATATCTTTTTAGCTTCTTCTAGAGGTATCCCACTATTACTTGAGATAGTATTGGCATCACCTCCATAGTTTATGGCAAACTCAATTCTTTTTGCTTCATTCCTAAGCTTATGATATTTCTTCTTTATCTCTTTAATTGGAGTATCTCTTGGTATCTCAGGATATGACATGTAGGCAGTTAAGCTATGAATGTCTCCACTACCATTAGTGAGATCTTCAATAATAGCCTTATCATTTGATATATCTGCTAGGATATAAGTTTCTTGACCTGAATAATCAATACTTATCCATCTGTTCCCTGTCTCAGCTATAAAGCAAGCTCTGGTTTCAGCATCAGCTGGCATATTGAGCATATTAACATATTCTATTCCAACAGCTTTATCCTTACCTCCAGAGCTTATCCTAGCTGTGTCTGTGCCTAAAGAATTAAAATTGGTGTATAGTCTACCAGTTTTTTTATCTATTTGTTCTAATACATTTTCTCCATATGTACTGCACAATTTCATCATCTCCTTATATCTAAGATAAAGAGGTATAAGACTACACTTACTCTTCTGCGGACCTAAAACCTTAGCATTGAGGCTATCTTTATCTTCCTTAGTATCCTTGTCAATTTTTGAGGTATCTACACCATATTTCTTAAATATTGGAAGAACTTGTTTCTGACTATTCCAATTAATAAATACTTTAGGGCTTGAATCAAATCCATCAAACAGGTCCCCCTGTTTATTTATCTTAATATATTTAGAATCTGGCTCATTATTAATGAGCCACCTATCCATTTCATCCTTTATATCATCAAGAGTACCTTTATCACGCGCTATCTTTTTCTTCCATCTTTCTATATCCATCTTAACCCCACAGTAACACATATAGGCAATCGGAAGTATAGCTTTATTTTCATACTCCATTGCTTTTAAGAGGCCTTGTTTAGAGAGTTGCTTGAGTTGACATTCTCTTATCTTCTCTAGATATTTAACATCAGTTGCTGCATAGTTAATTACTTCCCCTACAAGACCTTTATAAATAATTTGGCCTCTAATAGATTTATCCAGTTCCACACCAAGGTACATTTCTCCTAACTTTTTTAAGTTCATAAACATCACATATGATGGTTTGGAACCTTTCTTCTTGGGATCAGCTGGAACATAATCATACCTAGGATGTTGAATCTTGTCCCATATATCAGGACTCAACTTAACCGGATAGCCAAGCCACATCAGTTTTTCAGCTAGGAATAGGTCATAGACATTGTGTGGAACTATATGATACTTAAATAACCATTGTAAGTCAAATTTAGCATTATGGAACAAGAATAATCTATTAGATTCCAAATAATCTTTATAGCATCTTACATCTATAGTGGAGCAATCTATAACCACTTGAAAATCGTAGCATCCAAGTTGAAGAGAAAGAAGTCTATCTTTGTGGCAACTTAATCCGCTAGTCTCAGTATCCACACCTACTATATCCAAGGAGTTCAGTAGAGCTAAACTCTGTTCCACACTAATTATTTGATACTCATTATTTTCAAATAGTTCCTGTCTTGTTGTGACTACATAAATCATTTTTACTGACTTAGTAAAAGGTTACTATCCAACCATAACCATCAATATAAGTTATAGACCTAACAGTTGCATCTGCCTCCTCAAGATAGCAACCTTCCGTTATCATAGGTCCTCCACTAGGATCTATGAATTTCTTCATATCTTCAGTATATCCTGTATTTATAATAGGTGAGGAGAATTTAACTAGATAGGTTCTGGACTCACCTCCATCAGTCCTCTTCATCTTAATAAGATTAGTAGAGGAGCCCTCTCTGCTGGATAATGTAATACAATCTTTCATCTCACATATGCTATATAGTCCTTAAAATCAAGGACATATTTATATTTTTCAAAGAATCTGCTTCCTAATATACCATGTATCTGTACTCCTGATTCTTTCTTTACTATACTAAAGGCTTTATCCAAATCAGCTATACTGAATTCTTCTTCAAACTCTTGCTTCTTTCGCCTTATTATCATTTTGCAAATTTTGCAGTTTACCTTGTTACCCTCAATACCAATTATATTAGATTCTTCCCCTGTTGATTCTGTTACTAAGGATGAAACAATACTTTCATTTAGATATGAAATATTGCTTCCAGTATCCAAGAGGAAATTTATCTTTTTATCGCCATTATAAAAAGTAATTACAGGAAGCTCTGCTAAATCCATAGCCTCTCTAAAAGATATTTCACTACTCTTCTTTCTTACCCCTGCTATAACACCAGAAGTAACAGCTACTGCTATTATCAAAAAAATTACGCATAATGCTATCAATACCATATCTTATTCATTTAATTTTTACCTGTGCTACCGAATCCTCCTCTATTAATATTATCTAAATTATCGACTCCTATAAATTTAATTCCAGAACTGAGCAGCCACTTCAACTTTTGCCAGACGGTAGCTTTCTGACTAAGTTGAATTCTGAATTGACATATTCTATCCCATGGATGAATGGTTACACTATCTCTAAGTGCCAGTGCTGGATATTTCCATTCATCATTATTACCAGAATAGCTATGATCTATTACTCCAAATCCATTTGGATTTATAATTCCAAACTTGTTATAAGTAGAACTTCTGGATACTATAATAGCCTCAAATCCCTTAGGGAGTTTCATAGCAACTCCTAATCCAAGGAGTGTATAATCTCCTTCATTAAGACATACTATATTTTCTCCTCCATATCTTAAATCAACAAAATCACCTTTATCAATCAATTCAGGGAGACGTTGATGATTAAATAGTTTTATCTTGATTTTCAACTTCATATATCAAATTTAGTTTCTATCTTCATAATGAACACAATAAAAAGCCCCATTGCTGGGGCTAATTATTTCAAATTATATGTGTATCAGTAATAGGACCTATATCATATACATAGAAATCATCTACAATCAAACTGCCCCTTCTTTTGATATAAGACTCTTGGTCCTCATCTGACATATTTTCAAATTCTCTATACTCATCATCAGTGAGCTTCAATTCATAGTGACCGGATCTTAAATGGCCTGCCACATATTCTACTTTAGCTATTAATGTCTTCATCTACTCTTCTCTTTTATGATATCCAATATGCCACTTACAACAAACAGGACATTTGTAAACCTCATAATTCTCTAATTTCCTCTCTTCTATAAATAGCAGAGCTGTCTGTTTAGAGTTGTATGATACTTTAGGCTTCCATTTACCTTTTTTCTTTGTAAAATGACATCTTGGATAACTGCTCTCCCTAATTTCTTTTCTTAGGAATCTTTTGTACATTTATTATGTTACTATTAGAGATCTATTGGAATTACGTACTTTTCTTTCTACAATTCTTCCATCTATTACCATCCATGAAATATAGTTTTGATTATATCCAAGGGCAGTAAAAAAGTCAATAGCATCATCGTATTCATAGAATAAATCTTCGGCTTCCTTATCAAGATCTAATATATCCAGATCTCCTACACTCAAATCACATACTGCTATTCTCATAAACTACTCTTTGTATTTCTATTCTTTCCAGAATAAATCAGTTCTGTTTATCCATTGGCTACCTTCTTTTCTATAGAATCTTTGATTGGTTCTATATGAAGTTAATGGGCCTAATGCTTTTATATAGGGACCGACTTTATAAAAGTCTAAAAGGTTTAGATCTATAGTTGTCGGTAGCTCTTCTCTCCCTGTATAATAGCCTATTTTAAGATTATAATTATCTTTTATATGGGATATTAATGGATTTAACTCTCCAGGGTCTCCCCCTTCTCCCATAAAGCAGATACAGGTTATACCTTTGTTCTCCTCTATAAGTCTGTTGAGTGTCTCATTGTCAAGATGCTCTCCTATATCTTCTGCAAGATAGGGAGAGTGGCATCCTTCACAATGACATGTACATCCTGATATATTTATAGCAAGAGTTATCTCATCAGGAACTTCCTGAAAAACTATTCTTACATCTACATATTTCATTTGTTCTTATATGCTGTATATAATAGAAGTATTATAGCTAATACGATACTCCCCCAGAATGGGCTAAGTACCCACCACCATGACCAATCTATAACTTTGCAGAGCTTCAAAACTATGAAAGCTACAGTAAGATTCCCAAACATGGGGCCAAAGTTAATCTTAACTTCTTCATTCATATTGACTATATATTCTTTTAGTGACCTCTATCTGTCTAGCCCTACTATATGAACTAATAGGACGTAGGAAGCCTATGATGCGCACCCACCAGTCTATATCTGTACTATGACACACAGGGCATTCTTTGATAGGAGCATTAACTGTATGACCACAACTTTTACATTCACTCATAGGAATGTTGAATGTAAAGTAATTGCACCCTTCCTTAACAGCTACATCTATTAAATGTAAATACTGTTCTTTACTTAGATGCTCCATTAAATGTATATGGGAAGCTTGTCCACCTCCACAATATGTACTTACGTCCTTTCCATGTAGTTTTAGCTTATCAAGAACTGATATCTTATCATCCCACTGTTTAAAGAAATAACTACTATATAAGTTCTGGTCCTCAGGAACTTTATAACCTGACTCTTTATCCCATTCATAGAACTTAACTGCCAGATTCTCTCCAGGGATAGCCTCTAGATTAAATACAAAGGGCCTTTCTTTATCATTTATTGAGTGTAGCTTATTCTGTTCCTGGATAGTACTGAATATCTCCTTAAGAAATCTTTTATACTCCTCATTATTAGATATTTCTAATCCAAGGAATTCTGCTGCTTCACAATATCCTATAACACCAATTGTGCAATAGAGCTTCTTCATATAGATATATCCAGCATTAGACGAAGAATACATCCCTCTGCTCTCCATATCATATATCAAGGTTTTATAGGCTATCTGATACTTATAAACTCTCTCTAATATATCTGTAAGATAAGACTTGAGCTCTGAATAATTTCGACTGACCTTATGAATCTTGTAACAGTCTTGGACTATTCTATTCAAGTTAAGTGTAATGACGTTTACACTTCCTGTCATAATTCCAGTTAATCCTATAGTTGAGTTAAATGTATTTTCAGTAATTTCATTCTGAACTCTACAGCATGATGAGATGCTATTAGGATTATTACTTAAATAAAGAAAGAAACTACTTCCTTTTGCCCATTCCTCAGCTACCCAATCTTTACAATCCTTATCCAAACAGTCATTACCATCATGAAGCATACATACAGAAGTCACTGGAAATGTAAGAGGTTTTATTAATCTTAACTCTCTTAACAATTCCATAAAGATTCTTTGGAGTGTGTCTATAGCTTTCCATTCAGGTTTCGTTCCATCAGGATAATAAAAGTCTTCAAAGAGGGCCTTATAATAATACTTATCAAAGAAATTCAAGTTAGAAAAGGGAGAATTATAGCTTCTATTTCCGGCAGGCTGATTAATGCCATATATGAATTGTTTCATCCCTTTTCTTATGACATCTTTGACAGTTCTTTGCTTCTCAAATATAGGAGTTGTAGCACTATAATCAAGACAGCTATACCATTCAGAGCCAAACTCTTTGATTACATAATAATTAAGAGCTACTATATAATCACCCATAGCTACTGCTCCTCTTACTTGAGAAGAAAGCAAGAACATAAGATTAGTCACTTGTCCACTAAATGACTGAATATCATTGGGAGCAGATGGTGTTACTCCATCTATATCTCTAGTACCATTAATCATTAATGGGTAGAGAGTACAGGCCATGCAGTAAGGTTTTAAAGCAGGAGTCTGACTTTCATCATGAGCATAGATAATATGAGAATTCAAATCCTCCTCATACTTATCTGCTACTTCAGGAAACAACTCATGCAATTTGCTCTTCATCCTCTGCCGCTGAATGATTCTATTAGTAGTTTTAAATACTTCACCTTCAAGATTGGCTACATTCTTCATAGTTACATTGGCATTAGCATCTGTCTCTGATGAAGTAGCCGCATTTTCTGTAGATTGACTATATTCATCCATATAATCCAATCTATCTTTGATAAATCTAGCTTGCTTATGAGAATCCCTGTACAAGATAGAGGATTTAGCAACATCAAAGAATCTATCATTCATAAGAATAGTTTCTACTTTATCCTGTATTTCCTCCACACCGATAGTATCCCCATCTACTTGAGAGAATAAAGAATCTATCATTCCTACTAGATAATAAGGCATTTGCTTATTAACAGATTTAAAAGCCAAATATACAGCTCTTTGAATCTTATCAATATCAAATTCCTCCTTAGTTCCATCCCTTTTAATTACTATCATATTTATTCTTTATTTAACCATTCCTTTATATCATTAATAGTACTAATCCCCATAGGAAGTATTGAATTACTAGTTAAATAATAATTAAGCTCCTTAACTATATTTCTCCAGTTTCTACACTTATATTGATGGTTTTCTCCATAAGTGCAGTCAGTAATAGCTTGAGTATCTGGATATATCCAGATAAGGGGTTGTAAAGTATATCTATTTATCACTATAAATCTATAATCTAATAACTTATAATCCTTATATAAGGGGTCTTTATCAAGATTCTGTCTTATGATATACCAGTACAGCTGAGCTTGAATCCACAATTTTATTCAACTAAGTGCGTTACTCTTAGCCAGTTCTCTTATGAACTTCTATATGTTTCCATATAGTTTGGACTATATCTTCACCCATTTCTGGGGCCCTGCTTTTCCAATCACTTGATTGTACTCTTATTAAGATAGTCTCTGCACCTTCCTTATCTCTAAGGCTTGGCTCATGATTGCCCTTAGCATTATCTATTAGGGGTTTCCATGAATTAACAGGGTTTTTTATTATTGCAGATTACTCTGCCGGGATACAAGATTCATATATTTATTTTGTTTATATCCCCATTTATAGAATGATTTATAGAATACCCATTCAGGTGAAGATGTAGTCTTTAGATCACAGGGAATAATAGTTTTATCACTATGATTTACGATTATTTGATCCGCCATACATCTGAGTGAAATATCCTCATAACTCCCCTTAAACTTTAATTGGTAGAATCTCTGAATAGATTCAAAAGGATTGTCAGATTCAAAATACCATTTAGTAGCCTCACAAGTTTTTAATCTTTCCATACATCTCCCAGCACTTTGATAATCCTCAGCACTTACAAGAGTTTTATTTGAACATAAGAAAAGAAGATCATAATAATCATTGCATTCTTCCTTAATCTTCTTAACTCTATATTGAGCATATTTAGGATTAGCATAATATCCATTTTCTTGTGCAATAGTAGAGATGATGTTGTCTGGAATAGATTCCAGATTTGTATAGGTCTCATGACAAAGGTCGAATAATATCTTGGTTATTAGGGCAAGATTATCACTTATATCAGGAAGTAAAGCTACCTCAAACTTATTATCAAATTCTTCTTCAGTTCCTGTTAGAAGGGTATCTACCATGCTACCAAAAGTAAGAGAAGGAGAATCAATCCTAGTGAACACCTTATTGAGGTTTTCAAATCCCTCTCTATTAAATCTAGCTATAGTAGAATAAGAATAAGCAGGATCAGCTCTGTATTCTTCTTCAGAGCATTGCCATGATATATCATATAATGATGTTACTTTATTCATCAGTAATACTCCTCTTCATTTGTTCCAAACTCTACAAAATTCTCATCATAATAATCCTCAAAAGGTTCTAGCTGAGCCACATAAACATCTACTTCGGTCTTTAGTTTACGTAGTTCTGTGAGATTGACCTTTAAATACTCTTCTCTTGGATTTTCATCATTCCTACTCTTCTTGACCTTGTAAAGAGCTGAATCTACTAATGCCTTTAGAGAATCAAAATCTCTCTCTCTTAGGAAGTTGAATCCTAGAGATGTATCTTTCTCAGGAAGAGAAGATATAAGGGCAGTAATTCTAGATAATTGTCTGCTCATAATTGATTTATTATATTTATAGCTTGCATCATTTGTGTTACACTGTGTGGCTCAAAGAATATATATTTCAATCCATCATTCTTTTCTTCAAGATATTTAAGAAACATCTTCTTCTTAATAGGATAAACGTCATTCTCCTTCCCTTTCACATCAAAATAGATTTTATAATCTCCTTTAACTACTATAAAATCAGGAGTATAGGTTATATTGATTATAGCTCTATCCTTTATATTAAGCTCTTTACTATATCTACCTACAATTTTTCTATTAGGAGCATATATAGTAATATTTCTAGGTTTGAATCCTTCTAATAAGACTACTCTCTCACCTTCATATGAGAAATCCAAGCCAGAGTGTTCAAGTTTCTTATAACAGGAACACTCTAGCCTACTCTTGAATTTTATACCATTATAACTTGTAGAAGTTGCTCCTAATATCCTCTTATTAACAGAATCCATTAGAATATTTTACCGAAATATGATTCAAGGATATCTCTAGCATACTGAGCATCTTCTATAGTTCTAAAAGCTGCAAAATTCCTATAATTCCTAATGTGGCTTTTATCCACCTCAAAGATATCTCCATTAAAAGCAGATATAGTAAATATTCTAGGACTCTGACTGATATGATCATTATAATTCTTGTCCAGCTCTATAGCTATCTCTTTAAGGAAGATGCCAGCAGCACTTCCAGGGTAAATGCAATGTAAAGTTAGAAATATTCCCAGATGGTCACTAGGCATATATTCTGAAAATTTTCTATCTATTTTTTCATAGATCTCAGATACATCAAGCTTATGAATCTTCTTCAGTACTTCTTTAGATATAAGTTCAGGAATATTTTCTTCTGTTATAGTGATATAGGAAACAAGATAGTGTTTCCTATCATCCAGTTCAGCAAGCGGATCCTTTACCACTACAACATCTCCTATTTTAACTTCTCTATTAGTCTCTGTATTTATCAGTGTTATCATATTAAATATTTTATAGAATTATTAAATTTCTTGATACCATTCTATTGTTTCTCCATATTTACCAATTAATAATTCATCAATTTTATTAAACAGTGTCGAGGGCATTTTAGTTCCAATCCTAGCATAATATGCAGGATGGTTTTCTTCAAGAATAGTATTGAAGTTCTTGTTAATATACGGTTTAAATGATTGAGCTTGTCTGCCAAATAGGACATATATTATGCCAGTCTCATTGTCAGACAATCTCTTCAAGAGATTAGCTATGAAAGGTCTCCATAGCATTACGTGAGATCCTATTCTATTCATCTCCACAGTCAGGGCTGAGTTGATCATTAGAATTCCCTGCTTAGCCCAAATTTCTAAAGAGTTGTCAAAGGTAATATGATTATGCGGAATTTCAAAGTTTATAACAGCTTCTTTTATTATTTGTAAAGAAGAAGATAAGTTTTCTTCTATAACTTCTTTATTATTACCAAATAATATTCCTGTAGCAACACCTTTTTGAGGAAATGGATCTTGACCTAGCATTACAACCTTTAGTTTATCATAAGGGCACAATTTGAATGCTTTGAATACATTTTCTTGACTAGGACAGATAGGAGCTCTCTTATATTCTGCATTTAATCTATTTAATATAGGTATAAGCTGATTTCTATCAATTACTCTCATCCATCTTCCAAAGTAATCATCAATCTTCATCTATAGGAAAGGCATTTATAAGTATGTTTCGTACATAAGTGGAAAGATCCCAAATATCATTTCCTCCAGGTATCTTAGGAATTCTGTACATAGTCCTTAAATTTCTTACCTCAATTCGTACTTTACAATTACCGCTATGTATACTATAATAGAAGAGGTTAGTAGCATAGAAAGGAATCATAGTATTCCTAATAAATGTATTTAATTTTGATTTAGCAGTGAATACTAGGTAATCAATATATAAAATAGGGATAATTCCTCTATCTAATCTGTTAAATTCGTAGACAGGAGCTATTATAGGAGCCTCCTCATCAAATATAGTGTGTCCTGAACAATAGTAATATTTCTCATCTAGATTAATTCTAATGAGTTGGTTGCTTCTCTGACACTCATTTCCCATCATATTAATTAGCTGCTGAGGGGATTTAACAGTTTTATTATGGCCACTATAACACATGGCAGTTAGTACTTCTCCTCTTTCTGTGTCTGCAAATTGACTCATAAATTGAGACATACTCTCAACAGGTACTATTAGGGTTTTATTCCCTAGATCTAATGAGTGTACAAATATTTTAGTGGCATTCTCAAGATTATTAGGAAGAAGTGAGCTTGAATCATCAAAGATACTAGTAAGAGAATTAATTAATTTATTTGTCATGGCTCAGTGGTGAAATACATACGTTTTGCATCATAATAAGTATAAAAGGGCAAATCCCTATCCAATACATGATCAACTTGATTAGATACAAAATTTACAAATAAGTTAACAATAACTGAAGCTATCATACTAGCAGTAAAGGTAGTTTGTTTATAGCTACATATGGTCTCTTCAGCTTCTTCATCTGAAAACAGATAATCATGAGAATATCTATGCATACTATAGTTATCACTACCTTTTATACAAAAAACTTGAAATTCCTCTGCTGCAAGTCTACCATCTATAAATAAACAATTTTCTTTATTATCTATACCCCTTTCTGCTGCATGCTCTAACCATTTTTCAAAGAAGACACTCCTAGCCGTCATATTATCAAATCCACAAATCATTATATCACTTGAATAGGAAGTTTCTTCTGTAAAGGCTTCTTGAATAGTTGAATAAGCATGGAAATCACTATACCTTGTCATGACTTCACCAACAGAACTAGTCTTAGAATTGCCTATATTATGTACTCCATACAGTTGTCCACTCAGGTTAGATTCCTCTACATAGTCGGGATCCATTATTAATATACGATGAGGTTGGAGTCTGGATAATAGAAAAGCTACATGACTACCTATTCCCCCAAGCCCGGCTAGTAAGATATCCTGATCTTTAACTCTTTGGTACCACGGGGCAGAACTAAATCTACTGGTAGAAGTATCCAAGAGTGCCGACTCTTCATTTTTAGATATAGCTGGAGAGGAAAAATGTTCCTGATAGATTTCTTCAATAGTAGCATTTAATAATGCCTCCTCTTGTTCATTCAATATCTCATTCATATATGAAATCTTTTAATATATTTACATACTCTTCTATATACTTATTTGGCTTTAATTTATTCAATCTATAAGTCAAACCCCTAGCTATTTTATCGGCAATGTCCATATCACTTCCTTCTAATTCTTGTCTCTGAGAGTAACTACATAGAAATTCAACATAGGGAGCTGCCCACATCTGGAAATTCTGGAATCCTTCCGACCCTTTTCCAAATCTCCTATCATAAATATACACCATATTATCAGCCCATTCTGTGACATCAACTTTGTTGATGTTGGGTAGTATCACGGATCCTGTGATAAGCTGTAGCAATAGCTCATCTATAATTTCTTCTTCTTGTTCTGATTCATAGGGAATTTGATCGGATGCAGGTGCAGATTTAGTTAAAAGTTTACCTGAATTATTACTAATAAGTAAAGGCTCTTCATATTTAGGAGAGGAATCATTAAACTTGCTATTCTCTAGTTCATCAATCCTATGTAACCAATCTCCTGACAAATATTCTTCATCATCTTTTATCACATTTAGAGGGAACCACTCTATTATTTGATCTTCATCTTTAGATTTAACCTCCGAAGTAATAAATTCATCATTGAATGTATTGTACGATATATGCCTTACTACATCAACTTGTGTTATTCTTCTAGTAATTGCAGCGTTATATATTCCTTTATTATTTACAATCAGAGATAAAAAATGATTTCTTTCTTCTCCTTCTGTCCTTAGGGTGTCCATATCTACACTACTGAAAAATGTTGATATTTGGTGGTGGGAATGAATCAATCCAATTTGGCAATCCAATAATTCCTGATTATCAGCCATATAGGCAATCACATCTGGAGACATCATAAACTCTGTAGAGACAGAGCTCCCAACATCCATTGGATATATATCAACACATTCAATATATAGAGAATTGGCTTCAAAATTACCGAATGGCTTATAAAATAATAAGCCAGACCACTCTCTGTCATTTATTCTTGAACATAAATATCTTATTTTATATTCTATTGTCTGTGGAATAAATAAATCATAAATATTTGATCTGCCTACTAAAGGCAGGTGTTCTCTCTTAATGTCAACCATAATAATTTATCATAGTAAGTATTTTATTTAAAATATAAGAAGCTATGTCAGGAGATACAATAGTTACATATTTAACATTTGCATTAGTAGGATGACTACCTACGATTTTAACCAGGACCGGCCTTCCTTTAAATATGCACAATTGCTTCCCTTTAATATTATCTTCTATACTAATATTTTCATCCCCTTCTATATATAATCCCTTATTCATGTACATTACATTATATAGTAGCATATTGGCATCAATATTATCTCTATTATAAGCATTTCGAGAATTGCTCCATTGTATAAATATGTTACTTAGCATAAGAACGTAATCCCTAAAGGATACACCAAGTTGAAAACAATTATCCCTATATACAATAGGTAATCTAATATGTCTTACTAAATATGGGATGAAAGGCTCAATCTCCAGTACTGTTGTATAACTGATACCCAGATGGGTATATGAGAGTTTCCTTGGCCTTATATTAGCTACCTCTCTAAGATAGTGATATGGTACTCCTTCAATAGATTCGGTTTCAACAAACTTTTGTAGTTCAACACAGAATAACATCCAGATATCAGAATCTGAGGAATTGGTCAATGTACATATTGTATCCCTAATAGGCCCTCTTCCTAGACATGGCTCCACAAACATATCGTCCTCTTTCGTGGAGATATACCTTACATGAGAATGCATGTAATTCCTTGCAAGTTCTGCTTTTGTATACTCTGCTCTACCTAAAACTGGGCCCTCAGAAAGAGTGCCGTCCATGCAAATAGAAAATTTTACATAAAGCTCAGAGATAATTAAGGACTCATTTCTTCTGTTTGAGATGTGCACCTTTGGGAAATATATAAGTATAGTATTTGCGATTAGACCCTCCTGCATATCTACATGTTCTTCCCCATAGAAGTCATTTAATATCTCAAGAACCCTCTGTTGGTCACAAGTCATAGTTAAAATATATCTTAAATTCTTTGACATAAAAAATAGGGAGATGAGCTTCATCTCCCTATTTAATCCTTATTACTGTAAAAAATCGAACATATTATCTATTTCTGATCTTGAATAGGGACTGCTCTCTAATTCATCAGGTTTACAGGAGGATCTTCCGTACAGGACATCATGTAATTCGTCCTCTTCTGTCAGAGTAATATAATCATTATCTCGGAGTATAGCAATCAGATGAATGAATGCCCTTCTTAAGGCCTTAAATTCAGCTTCAGGTGCAGTTTCTACCTTTGTATCTTCACATGCACAGCTTTCAGTAGAATTTTCTGCAATGAGGTGAATGAGGTCATTATCTGAACATTGAGTATAGACCTTATTATACTTTTCTTTACATTTATATTCAAGATTAGATCTCTTGATCTCTTCGTACAGTTTCTGTCTCCTGGGAGAGAGTACACCAGATGCTATCTTCTTATTAGGATTAGTTAACATGAATACTAGTTCATTTGTCACTTGCCCCTTGTAGGAGATATCATGAGGTAAGAGAGACCTATCATCTTTTAACTCAGTTTTGGAGAGACCCTCATAAAAAGTCATTCCTCCATAATCTATATCAGCTGCTTCCAGATCTCTCTTAAGCTCCTCCAGAGTAGTAGCTGCTGACATAATGATCTGTTTTCTTTGGGTTTTAGTAGAAATTACTGTGATTCTTCTTGCTTCCATTTTAATTATTATTTAAAGTTTTGAATTTTTATTTTATAGATTTATTTAAAATTAAAGAGAGGTAATACTACTTTAAGAAACTCAGATTTACCTTTGACTAGCATTAGATCACTAATATCTTTCCCACCACTGAACTTGGGCAACACCACATTAGTAAATCCAGTGCTCTTAGCCAATTTATCACCATCAATAATTCCAGCATCATCATTATCAAATAAGATGCATATCTTTTTATATCTTCTCTTCAATTCATTAATGGCTGTGTTACTCATATTGTATCCCTCTCCTTGAACTGCTATAGCTGGTATGCCAGTATTAGCCCATAAGCAAAGAGCATCTTTAAGAGAGGAACATATACAGATGATATCTCCATTTTCAGGTACTTTAGTCCACAGACTTATTACTGATCTGTCATGTTTATTACTCCACTTATTTTTCTTGTCTTTGCTATAGGGTTGGTATATTTTCAATGTAACTTTTCCTTCCTTATGTTCAACATAAGCATAAGCATATTTATCAGCTCTGAATACATATCTATGACCGTCTTTCAATACAATCTTATGAGATATAGGATATACTTCAGCAAATTTAAGCCACTGAAGATTTATCCCATAAGATTCCCAATAGTCAATGTCATGCTTTTTCCACTCTCTTACTTTACATTGAAGGTCTATACTTTTATTATAGTCTCTGGAAGTAGAGATATGGCAAGGAGTGGTGGCTTTTATATTAGTTCCTATCGTAAATTTAGGTATGTCTTCATCTATCTTCTTAAGGACATCTATATAACCACAACTCCACATTTTCCCTAATAGATCAAAGAGACCTCCTCTGTCTTTAGTGGATAAGTCTGTATAGAATATTCTTTTACCATCCATTGAATATAATCCGAATGAAGCTCTTTTATCTTGTCTCAATGGGGAGTTTATGACACAGGGAACTCTGGTTACACCAAGATAATAAAAGAGAATATCTGCCTCAGATACTCTACTTAAGATGTCTTCTAAACTTATGGAACTTTTACCAGAACTGACAGCCATGCACTTACATTATTTTGATTTAATTACCAAAGAACCAAGGGGAAGAGGAGTCCACTTCAAAGGGAGCTTTATCTTCCTGTGTAGAAGTACTTGTAAAGTCAGTTGACTCTACGGAATATTCCTTTAAGTCACATACCTCAAATTCAGTAGAGGGATATGCCCCATTAGCTTTTCTGGTCTGCATATCCACGTCTAACCCACTATAATCGGTGATATTATTCTTCAAGAACTTCTGGGTATATACAGCCTGATACTGCTTGTTATCATCAGTAGCTTTTACTCCAAAGAGAACTTTTACCTTATTCTTAGGTTGTAAAGCTATGGCCTCTCTTAATTCAGAAAAATCTCCTTTAAAATAGGCTTCTATATTATCTAATCTAGCCTCTGCTTCAGTTTTATCTTTAATATCTATTATTCTCCCACTCTTATCCTTATATGATTTATTAGGAATGTTCAGATATGCTTTGATAAAGCCAGTGAGATCTTCTTCTCCTATATAGGCAGGCCTAAAATCAGCAGGCTCAAACCAACTAAGAGTTTCCGGAATAGTCTTGGTGGCAAGATTCTCCTTGGGAATCCAAGTAGTTTCTCCATATTTATTTATTACCTGAATCTTAGTATTATCCCTATTGAATCTAGCCTCCCTACTCAAAAAGAATGAAATCTTAGTTTTCATGTCAATTCCATTGCATCTATTAGAGTCGGTCTGCACAATAAAGTCTATTCTTACTTGAGGTACTTTATGTCTGTTTCCTTCCTGACCAACTTCAATCTCACTGATATATTCAGGATCATTCTCAAGTGTTGTATCATAAATCTGCTCAAGTTCTGCTTTAGTAGGATTTACAGCCAGTACATAAACAGGCGCAACACCTATATATCTTTTAATAGATGCCCCCTCCGTAGACTCTTTACCACTGGCAAAAGCCATAAATGCGAAATTCATTTTATTCATTCTAAAGTGTAATTTTAAATGTGTTTTATATATTACTAATCATTATCCTGTTTATAATTCTCAGCAATCTCCTCAAATTCTACAGGTTCTGGCAGGAGGATCTCATAAACATTCTTTTCCTGATTGAATCTTACTACATCAGTCCTAGGTTCATATTTAGTAACTTTGATAGGTTTTCCTTCCTTATCAATCTTTCCAGTATCTTCAATCCTCTTTTCCACCAAGTATTCACTAGTGAATCCACCAGTCAAAGAGATAACCCCCATCTCATGACCATTAATTTCGTTGCAGACACTGTCATATTCCTCTCTGAGTTCATTGAGTTTAGATATAATCTTATTCTTCTTAGTTACCAATGGGTTTACATTCTGTGCTACTCTTTTGATAGATGCCATCTGGCGAACTGTTAATTCTTTTGTCATAATTTTTAGTTTAGATTAAAATATTTTCAATAACTCTATTCCTCTATCAGATACATTATATACCCTTGTAATGAAATATTTCTTCTCGAAATAATTTAATGCTTCCAATGTATATTTATATATAAGCATTGGTGAGCACCTTAATGCATCTTTAAGTCTTTCTATGTCTTCTTTCTCCTTACCCCATTCTATACAATATTCCTCAATTATATTTAAAGAGTCTTCAAAATCTAAGTCTTTGGATAGAAGCTTTAATAGTCTCTTTCTATCCATAGTATTCCCGCATAGCATCTAAGACTAAGTTCAAGTCATTAGGGATGAAGTCCTCTTTGAACATGTCTGCTGGAGATTTAGCCGGTATTTCAATGTTTCCTTCCATGCATCTATGGGTATAGAATCCATAAATAGGCCTCTTATTATCGTCATATTTAACAGAAGAGAAAAGCACCATTGGTACCACTTCCATAGGGTTGTAAGAATTATCTATCATCTTACCTATCGTAGAGGGCTTATAAGAGATTATTACATTGTCTGATACTACCTCCTCACAATGCATAATTAAAAATACGTTAATATCAGACCTTAAGTTCTCTGCAGCCTGTATGATAGATTGAAAATGAGAAGCTATATCTACAAATTTGTTGTAAGAACTGATCTTAGCAGTCTTAAAATACTCTTTCCTCATTATATAGGTTATGTCTTCCACTACTATATTCTTAACATAGGAAGCATTTTTACTGATACTTTCCATATAACTAACTATAGTAGTGTAGTCATCTATATTGAAGAGATTCTTATTGTCTTCATTATAGAGGCTTTGGCTTCCCTTAAAAGGAAGCCTCTTCTTAAGCACATTAAAGATTACTGTTTCTTTTGGGTTAAGCCCTTTAATTGAGGTGGACTTACCTGTGCCTGATTTTCCTAATATTAAAATTACGTTTGCCAAGATTAATCTCCTTTCTTAATTTATTTAATTTATATTTTGATTCTGATGGTTTTGACATGAAACTAAAGAAAGATTTACTGGTCCTCCTGGATTCCAAAGAATTTATATAGTCATAAACTTTTGATAATTCCCTGGTATTATCAGGCTTAGGAAGCTCATAGAAAATGGAAGAAGCACCATTAAAGAATAAGGGACATATATTTCCTGTTGCCCCATAATGCCTGTCTTCTATTACTTCCATAAATCTTATATAGTTCTTGAATCTCTTGATATCATAGCCTTCATATGTTGCCAATCCATATTTGAATGGGCTATAAAGGCCTATTACTATATCTGCCACATTGTTATCTTAGCAGCTCTTTATCTGCTAAATCTGCAGTTTCATTTCATTATATCTGCAGGTCGGACTATCTCTTCATATTCCACTTAGTATTGGTATACGTAGGAATATGTCATGCACTCTTGCCACTTCATCTTCTTCAGCACCACCCGGTAAGAAGGTATGTGGTAGTCTCTGTTCCTTCACAATATTTCTATTGTGCTTGGATAAGGGTTATCTGTCTCCAGACTTTCCCAGATTCACATGATTAAGAGACATTTAATTTATACATCATAGTATTATGCATATAGGGAAGGACAAGTTCTTCAAACGCTGGATACTGCTTAGTTGGTAGATATAAAGTTCCATTTTTAGTTATATTAAACACAATCCCAAACTTAGCAACTAGCATATCATTAAATATGGAACACTCTTCTACAGTAAAACAGTTTGTGGCTATACCTACTGTTTTTCCTAGTCTATATCCATCGTCCATAAACATCACAGCTAAAGACAATTCATTAAAGCTTTCTAAATATTCAGAAGTTATAGTCTTTTTACCATTCTTATAGAGATTATTATAAATAGGTAGAAGTACTGGATTAGCTGGCAATCTACATATAGCAGATTCATAATATAATCCGGTTCTTTTATCTTCTGTATAATTCATCTTCCTAAAAGATAAATATGAGAAGTTTGAAGCTAATCCTAATTTACTTCTATGAAACTGTATTAATTGTCTTGAAACATTCATTATAGACGCTATTTCCGCATCTGTTTTACCTTCCTTATGTAATTCTACTAATCTTTGTTTATCCATAAATATTAGATTTTATATTTGTGGCACAAAGACACGTAAAATATTTGATATATGCAAATCTACTGATGAAATACTTATCTTATCTCTCGATGTCACTTTACAATCCGCGAGACCATCAGATGATGGTTTTATTCTTCCTAACTTGAATGATTCATTACCTTCTTTATCTTGCATTTCGTTACATACAGACTCTTTATTCTGTACTCTCCTCATTTCTAAGGAGTATCGGACTATATCTTCACTCCATTGAGTGTGGGATTCTCGTGTCTCCATTATATTCTTCTTTGCAGAAGTTTCAGGAGTTAGTCTCTGAACCTTCAAATGCCTTTTAAAGCATAAGCTCGGCTGCTGATTACCTTATGTATCCACTTAGGCTTCCAGCAATTCTTCCCATTTATCCAGACCCAACTGATTCATTCAAATAATTTGTATCTCATAGATTTACATATGTAGGGGCTTACAAGAGATGTAAATATCTCTCTGCTTCCTGCCCTTACATAAATGACGGGTTTTTCATGAAACATATGGATTGATGTCAATATATTGTACTTTTCTAGCAACAATCCCTGTAAATATTTCACGTCCTCCATGGAAAATCCTTCAGTATGTAAATAATAGGAACAGTTATTCCTGGTACCGTCATCCATAAACCACACGGCAATACTTATAGGAGTAAGATACCTGTCAATGCCTTTGGGCACGACCTTCTTTCCTTCAGGATACCAGGCATCCCTCCAACTGTTGAATGTTATGCTTCTGGTAGTCTTCAAATCCACTCTCCCATGACATATGCAGACTCTTCCTTCTATGATACTTTCGGTCTCAGCAAGACTTTCCGTATAGTGTACCTTCATCCCTTCCTTTTCAAAGAGTTCCTTAAGATATAACACATAGTCTTTCTGTCTATAGGAATGTCCGCAAGTTACAGAACTGTTGAGGACCTTGACCGGCTCACAGTCCCTCCTGTATTTAGTGACTGAAGAATCTCCCAGCAATGTCCCTGTAAGTATTTCCTTGGCTCTCTGTGAGATTTCTATAGGATGGTTCCTGTCAGTATTATTGATTTTCTGCTGGGCAATCCTATCCCTTTTTATGCTCAGTTTCCTGAAATAGTACTGTACGGTTCCTTTGGAATACCCTATCTTTCTTGCAATATCATTGTATGACATTGTGGGGTGTTCCTTTAAAATTTCCTTGATTTGTCCTTCTGTACTCATAAATATATAATTTATAGAGTACAAAGGTACTAAAATTATTTGAATTATGCAAACGTAAAGCCTGATGTTGTATAAGCACAACTATCATATTTAGCTGAGACTTGAGAGTTATAGCATATTTGGACATCTTATTGATGGTTCCCCATAGATCCATACCCTTCTCAGTAGATAGATTTGAGGCATTATCTATAAGTACAAATACATACATACTTGGATCATTCCAAGTGAATGGATTAATAGGATCCAACATCTGCTTCTCCTCTAATTCACCTGTTATTTCATTAACCTTTTCATATGTAGTATAGTTATAGTGACCATTCGATTCAGCAAAATCTCTGCAATATTTGTTAATCCTACCACTGTAATTTTCATTACCATTTCTGTTTGTGGTCTGGGCCATGTCTTCACCCTCAGCATTATCTGTTAGGGTGCACCTGCATCTGGTCTCTGGGGCTGAATCTATACTCAAGGTATAGCCTATGCCTCATCAAATTGGCATGGGAGTTTCCTCCTTTAGCTTCTGATGATATTCAGGTGTAATTATATGATGGGTTTCCTCATCACACGGCAATAGAAATGGAAATGTTATAAACTTATCACTGATATAGACAATTGCCTATATCCTTCATAATATCAGATTTTCAGCAAAGGTGATAAATTTATTTCACATTTCCAAATCCCGCTTACCTGTAGGATTTTTGATGCTATCTATATACTCTACAACCTCTTCAAACTTTCTAATATAGGTCTTGTACCTTTCACTTTCAAGAAGCTCAAATATGTGAATATCTACAGGTTTATCCTTGTCAGTACTCTTTAAATTAGTACTTGTCATGTAGATTCCATCAAGTCTTGCTAATAAATGACAGAGAAATTCATTATATTTCTCTTTAGGAGACATTTCTAAGGTAAAATATAATACCTTAGCCTTGAATTTAGGATGTTCTACCATGAAAAATATGAGCTCATAGACCCATAAATAATCACATAGTTTACTCTTCCCAACTTTTTGATTGGCTGAGAGAATGATGTATTTCCCCTGTTCAGTACCTGGTAGGATATTCCTATATCTTGGAAAGGGCAAGGGAAGACAATTCCACTCTCCTCTAACTACCTTTTCTCTCCTATCCTTTAAATCCTTTATTACTTCATCAAACCTCATAATAATGTAGATGTCCAATCATTTCTCAGATCCTCTTCCTGACCATAGTTCTCAATGTAATTCATTAATTCAGATTCTCCCTCTACCTCTCCAGCAGCTCCTACCTTTTCTTTCAGTATGAAGTATTTCAGAAGTTTCATATATCTATAATTACCATTGAAACTATTTACATATTTGGAAGCAGCATAGACTATTTTATCACCTATAAATTTATTAAATTCTTCTTTACTAAGATTGGAGGACTCCTCTTTAAATTCATTCTCTATATATTCCTCATATTTCTTAAAGAACAGCTTCAATCTTCTTACTATCAAAGCTGTTCCCTCAGCCCAATAATAATTAGTACCATCTTTCTTACCTTTAGGGAATATCTCCTTCAATTTAGCAGCAATCTCAAGCAAGAAATCATCTTCTCTTCCTTTTGGTTTATCAGAGTCAATAATAGTGGAATCCAATACTTCAGTACCTCTATTTGTTAATCTCCATCCAATCTGTTGAAATGTCTCATTCCTGTCTGCTGTCAATAGTCCTTTTTGTATCAAGCTTTCTTTAGTTAGCTCTAGATTAATTTTATTATGAATTATTATCATATATAAGGCTTCATCCAGGGTTATACCATGCTTAGCAGCAGACTCCTTATTAAGTCTTATTGTCATATTTCTAAATCCTCTAATCTTTCTACTTTTATTATATAAGTTTCATCAATCCCATCGAGAGCCTTCTTAAGATACTCCTCATCTCTTGTATTTTCATAATATAGAATAAACTGTATAGGATCTTCAGCTCTTAAACTTCTACCAAATTTCTGTATGAAAGCTCTCTCTTTTCCATCAAGCTGAATAATAACTCCCACTTGAATATCTACTAAATTCTGCCCTTCCTGTAATAAACCCACAGCAAATAAGCTGCTAATCTCTTTTCTATTAAATTTCTCAATTATTTGTAAAGATTTATTTTCCTCTGAATGAACAGCATTTCTCCCTCCTAATATCCTTGCCTGATCAATACTAGAGCAGAAACATATTAATCTTTTATCTTTGATTCTATTAAGAAGATTCGAGGCCACTATAGTTTTAAGGTCTCCGAGAAATCTCTTTCTCTGCAAACCACATTGTAGCCACTTTGTTTTCATAAATTCTACTCTAGAAGTAAGATACCTGCTCTTCCAATACTCACACTTATTTGTCAGATAGTCATATTTTTGCTTTGCTGTGCAGGATATTACTAAAGAGGTATCAGGATATTGTTCCTTATGCTTTAAAAACTTCCATCTCTCATAAAAACTGCACTTTCGTATAGTCTTTTTTCCTTTGTTTCCCCACTCTTCTGTAACTGAGTACTCTTGATGTGTATTATCTAAGATGAGTGGAATTAAATATATCCTGGGCTTTGGCAAGAGACCTCCTTTTATAGCTTCTCCTAAAGTAATCTTTGATATTTTAAAATCTCCAAATATCTGGTTAAGAGAGTATATAACCTGGTCTGGAAGAGTAGCTGATAAGACTATTATGTACCTTGAGAAAATCTCTGTAAGTAAATTCATTCTTAAATCAGAGCCTAAGTGATGACCTTCATCAAAGATAATTAGATCCCAATTGCTGTTTTTATATTTTCTTAATGAAGCATAGCACTCCATCGTGATGTCACATTCTTTTAACTTCCATTTCTTGAACTCTCTTTCCCAGTTTGACTTATGATTTATTTCAGCTACAACTAACAGAACTTTCAAATGGCCATTCCTTTCTATTAAATAATTGACTATATCAATAGCAGCCTTTGATTTACCTGTTCCTGTAGCCCATTGTAGTATGATCCTGGGGTGTTGCTCTATGAGTTGTATAGGAAGAGTCTGTAATTCTTCTTTAGTCATAATAGTCTCTGATATAGTATCTATAATCATTTATTACATCCTATATAATTAAATTTCTCTAAGATTGGCTGTTGGATTCTGAATAATATTTAAGATTCATATTACAGTATTAGTAAAAAAAAGGTAAGAACTTATTAGTTCTTACCCCAGATTCTAGATTAGTTTAGTATTTAGTCCTGAAAAATCGTATAGGAAAAGCTTTTCCCATTGTAGCTTTCACATATTCTTTGTAGATGAGCTTCTAAGCGCTGCTTAGAAGTAAGTCCTCCCCACTTCTTGGAATTTGACCAATAGGGAGTCTCTCCAGAGGTCATGTATTTATATGCATCTATGGAGAGATTGATATGTTTCATAGCAGGTTTAGTACATAGAGGATAATGTATGGTCTCTCTCTTTACATATTGATACCCACTTTTACTTTTTTTTCTCATCTGAAAGCCAATTACTTCAGGCTCACTCTTACGTATAAGAGTGCTCCCCTCTAATTGAATAGTCAGGGAGACTTTTACTGTGTTGTTCATCTAATCTTAAAATATGGTAATAAGAAAAGTCTTTCTATGATGTTAAATTATAAAACTATTTATTTAAAAAATAATGCTGTACTATGTTACCATGCCCTTGGTTACAGCATTCCAAAACAATACTAAATTATACGGCATTTCTCTAATTATTCTTCTTGAACACAGACCATAGAATCTGTAAGTAAAGCAGTTTCAATCAAGAAGCTTCTTGCTGTACCCCTGCATATATAACACTCCTAAATTCGAGAAAAATATCAATCATGTTATATAAGTTTTTGGCCTTAGCTCAAGTCCTTATACCCTCCCTATTTTATGCTTTCTATAGGGCTTGCTGGTATATTAGCAATCATTTATAGGATGACTATTCCTATAAACTTGGAGATTTTTTATTCTTTGTATCTCTGACAAAGCCTATTCTATTCTTTTTACATTACCAATAGGGAATAATGGGAGTTTACGACTAAAAACTTGTTAACCTCCAAACGATTCATCTTACACAGATATAAACTTATTGTAATTAAGATTCACCTTGTCCATGCCTAACAAGGCTTCACCCCCATGACTATTATGGGTTTAATATAAAAGTGTAAGTTATGTATACATCATATCCTCGCATCCACCTTCTTCTATTCTACATGGAGTAATTACACCAGCTATAATTATCTGAACTGGAATTGCACCAGTCTATATTATCCAGTACTTGATAATAAGCAATCTAATGCATTTATAGTACCAGCAGTGGGACTCGAACCCACACAGTCTCAATGACTAGAGGATTTTAAGTCCTCCGTGTCTACCATTCCACCATGCTGGCATTCATTTAGTCTTTCTCAGGTACTAGAACAATAGTGTATATCCTATTATCCTCATTTATCTTATAGGAGATACTATCTATATCTTGCAGTACACCATTATTACCTTCTATTACTACATCCTCAGTGTTGAAATTACTTAGGAAGTTAATTAAGTCTTGTACTATCATAATTTTTGAAATTAAGTAAGGAGATTGGGCCAGTTTGCACTATCAACTAACGTCTGTCCTAATGTGCAGCCGGGATGCTCTATTCCAAAGCCCTCATCATAGGAGAAGTTTAAGAAGTCTAACAGAAAATTGGTGTCTTCTGTGGCACATCCAGCACCAGACTCCCCTATATCATAATTTGAACAATCATAATATACCCCTGCAAATTCAATATCTTCAATAGATTTTCCAATTTCTTGAAGTGTCTCTAATAATTCTTCCTTGGCATTTATCATAATTCATAATAATTCCAGTCTTTCCCATTCTCATCAATACAGCACTCTATGTACTCCTCATTGTTGAGGCTTGCTACAAAATATGCATCTCCTTTTTCCGGAGGATTTTCTACTATGAACTCTTCTAAAGCCTCCAAGTCTCCTCTACCTGTGAATCTTTTTGCATTATCATTATCTCCTGCAGGGCATCTTACAGTCATTTCTATATATTCTATATCAGAGATATATCTTTTATTATCATATATATATTTACTAAGTTCTTCCACAAAAGTCATAATTATAATTCTTTAACAGGATTATTTCAAGCTTTCAATATAAGGATATTTGGTAGAGAGGAGTACATTATATTTATGCCTTATTTCAGCAAATCTTTTTAACTCTATTGTACCACAGATATGCAGTTCCTTAAGATAATTAGGATTTATTCCTATGATCATTTGTCCTGAAGTACCTACCATACAATTGGGATTTCCATTGACAAAATATACTGTCTCTTCCTTATAACCTTCCTTGTCTAATATATATCTACCTGATAAGATAGTACATGGAGTTAATTCCTCTTCTAGTATTAACTTTTGGCGCTTTAGTGCCTTTATACCAGTGAAAGTAGTAATCAATAATTCCGGACTATAAGAGGTTTCATAATTATCATATGTATCAAACGATATTCTTCTCATGTTTCATCCTCCTATTGATTCTATCTCTTTTCTTCTTGGAATATAAGAGCTTTTCATCCTCTGTAAAACTTGGTCTGCTAGGCTTCTTTCTCTTAAGAGATTGATTATACTCATCTTCAATATAGTCAGGAAGCTGGTTGATAAGATTTTTCATGATTATAATATTAGATTAATTGCGGAGAATGAAGGACTCGAACCTTCAATACCAATTAAGGTATGCTTGTTTTCAAGACAAGTGCATTGAACCATTCTGCCAATTCTCCTCACTTAATTATTTATTATTCAAAGTTTCTGCGTTTTTGATGTTTCTCAATAATATCAGGCTCTCGGATAAACCTATCTATGTTGACATACCAACTTTTAGATTCTTTTTCCTGACCATTTTCATATCTCTTTATTAAGTCTAAAAAGAAGCCTCCAATGTGGTCATCAGGACCTGACATTATACCATCATCTATTGTTATGTAATGGAAGATTTTATAACCTTCACCCTCTTCTATTACTTTTACAAAAACTAAATCATAGTCAGGGTTTATATTAATTATTTTCGACACATACCCTAAGTCATGCATCTTTTCCTTAAATTCCGGTAATTTCATTTTAGTGCTATTAATTTAGTGACTCCTTCCAGACTCGAACTGGAATTTAAGGTTTAGAAGACCTTTGTTCTATCCTTTGAACTAAGGAGCCCTTTCTATATTATATTTCCAGGCTATAGAGTAGGTATAAATGGCTCTGGAATGAAATCTGTAGTCTTATCTACAATTTTAACTTCATCTACTTTAAATTGTTTAGCAACATCTTCTAATGTTACTTCAAGTACTTTCTTTTCGGGAATAGGTTTCCATTCATCCCATGTAGCTACATCAAAAGGTTTTCCCTTATTAAATTCCTTTTTATTTAAAGATGTAACACACACTATTGGTTTTACTGCCCCTTCAATATAAGTGATAAAGATTCTTTCAACCCATGATTCTTCACCGAAATCCCGTACTAAAATCCTATCACCTCTTTTAGGAAGTTTAAAAGTTTCAAGTTCTTCAAGAAAATCTTTTACAGATTGTACAGGTAATTTAGTATCACATCCACCAGTCCAAAACCCTTCGTTGATCTTAAAATATATGTCACAACTACCAATAACAGATTGGTTCTTTACAGGGAATGCTGCCTTTAATACTTTATTAAGTTCTTCTACAGTACCATCATTCTTAACAGCACACCTACCTTCTGCCAAATCTTTAATTGTAAACTTTGCCATAATTTTTGATTTTTGATTTACACAAAATTAGACATTCTCAATGAATTAACAAAGAAAACGCCTAATTATTTTTAGATAAATTTTAGTTCTAAAACTTTCAACTCTTGATAGTCAGACAAACACAACGCTTCACACATTATTCTTTCTGCGTTTTCAGTATTTGCATTTATCCCATAATGCTTTCTTCCATTTAGTGATATATATATATCCACCACTTTTTAAGCCAATCAAAAGA